GGTGTCGTGGATGTCAAGTTCTTCCTGTTCCGCCTTAGCCTTATCTTTGGCTAAACACAGGTTTTTGCTGGTGAGCCGATATTTCTAAAATAAATTGGAATGACGTTCCCGATTTCGACTTGTTTACTTACTCATTTCCTTGTCAGGATATATCATCGTCAGGGTTGCAACGCGGCTTTGATGCTGATAGCGGCACGCGCTCGTCTCTACTTTGGGAGTGCGAGCATGCAATCAAAATAAAACGTCCTAAGTATCTGCTAATGGAAAACGTCAAGGCGCTCACGCAGAGAAAATTTTTGCCGTTGTTCAATAAGTGGCTTGGGGTGCTCGCTTCCTATGGTTATGCGAATTATTGGCAAATACTCAACGCCGCCGACTTCGGTGTTCCGCAAAACCGCGAGCGTGTGTTTGTCGTCAGTGTGCACGGCGAACATACGCCGTTTGCATTTCCAAGCGGTAAACCACTCGAAACAACTGTCGAAGATGTTCTCGAAGACGCAAATGATGTCCCCCAAAGCTACTATTTCCCCAAAGAAAGGTCTGATGAGGTTTTAGACAATATCATTGCTCAACCGCGCACTCGAAAGATGCTTGAAGAACTTTATCACGAGTTATGGCGGTCAAACAAGTAGGTCTTAATCTGACAAGGGGGGGGGGCATTGCGCAGTGCATGACAACCTTAGTCGCGAAGCAAGGCGAACAGAATGTCTTACAGCACCGCGGCAAGTATCGCCCCTGTTTAGGAGTGCTTGTGATATGGATAGGCAAATAGCAGTTGGGCTGACGAGTGTCGGCCTTGTCAGAACGCTGCGAGCATCGCAATATAACACGCCACTCACCCAAGCCAAACGCAACGGGGGGGGGCGTTATTGCAGAGATAATATGTTATGTGTGTTAAGACTAAAAATAAACAGATAGCCGTATCTACAAAACAGGGGGGGGTATTCTCCTGCTGTGTTGCTAAAATGCACCACGCCGGATATACCAATTTTATCGGCAGAAATAATCCTTACGGCTGTATGACATCAATACTCGTGATAAAAAAAGATGGAAACAAAGAGCATAGCAATAAACCTCAATAACCGAGGTTGCGCCTTTGCCGTAACAACACGCAGCGGCGTTGCTTCCTTTCGGAACTCTGTTAGTGGGGGGGGGGATTATCCCAAGCTAAGTGTGCTAATAATCAAAAGTGGAAGAACACAAGGCAAATAGGCCACGCAAGGCGGATAAATATCCGTGTTAATCCGCAGCGGTATCGTCCATATCTGACGGATGGCCTTGTTCATACTGCCACACGTGCGTGGGGACAATATACTGCCCCATACTGCCCCTTTGGTTTATGGTTAATAATAAATTTATCCTCACGCCGATAAGGACGGAGGAAGGTCGCCGCTTACGGCGCATTTACGGTGATACGATGGGGGGGGCTTCCGCTACCGACACCTCGTGCCGCGCACGGACGGATGCAGCAACACGCTTACAACAGTACTTAAAGACAATCTAATTATGGGTTTAGAACAACAATTGACAACGCTTGAATATCACGAGCATCCAACCGTCGAGCAGCTTGTGGTGTTTTTCAAACCAATAGCGTATATCCGCAAGGCCACACCGCGAGAGTATTTCCGGCTTATGGGCTTGACGGAAACCGATATTGATAAAATAGACGCATATCCTTGTGCGTCTGTGCAGGAGTTCGCTAATGCGGATAAGGCTACACAGCGGCAAGGCATAGCCAAATCCAACAAATACAAACTTGCAGGCAATAGCATCGTTGTTGACGTGCTTTACGCGATATTCGAAAATATGTTTATCAAAGACGGCGGTGATACAGCACGTCAAATGACGCTTGACTTATGAAAAAACAAATAGAAGTTGACCGCGACAAACTTATAGACATACTTGTTGCCGTGTGTCCGCAACGCGGCCTTATCGGAGACGAGACGGACATGTGCAAAAGCGTTTACTTGCGGCAATGCCGTGTTTACCTCGGCGACCGCTATGAAAAATGCCCTCCCGATTGTCCGCACCTCGAAGAAGCGGCGGCGGACGCACGATGCAAACGCGGCGACTGCCCGAGAATCAAAAAACTACTTAAAGAGCTGAAATAATGAAAATAGGATTAATTGACGTTGACGGCCAACATCGTAGGCGCAGCGCTAAACCATATCCCAACCTCGCCCTCGCCAAGATTGCCGCATACCATAAGAATCTCGGTGATAAGGTAGAATGGTATAACCCGCTATGGGGGGGGTATGACAGAGTCTATGCGGCCAAAATTTTCAATTTTAGCCCCGACTACGATATACCAATAAACGCTAAGGAGGTAGTTAAAGGCGGCACGGGATATGATATACACTCGCGGTTGCCCGAAGAAATTGACAGGCTACAACCGGACTACTCAATATATCCCCATGTCGGCAAAAAAGAGTCTTATGGGTTTATCACGCGAGGATGCCCCAACAAATGTCCGTGGTGTGTTGTCCCCGAAAAAGAGGGCAACATTAAACCTTATATGGATATTGACGAAATTACGCTGCACGGCAGGCGTCCGAACGTAACACTTATGGACAACAATATTCTTGCTTGCCCTTACGGAATTGAGCAACTCGAAAAGGTTGCGGATAAAGGCTATTGCATTGACCTAAATCAAGGCAATTCGGCAAGACTTGTAACACCTCGTATTGCTCAAATATTTGCATCTATACGCTGGTATCGGGGAAATATTCGTTTTGCAGCGGACACACTTCGTCAAATTGAAGAAGTTGAAAACGCGATGCAGCTTATTGACGGCTATTCCAAACATCCCAGGCACTATGTTGTTTACACGATGATACACGGCGATATGGAAAGCTGCTATAAACGATTGGTTCACTTTCGTAGTAATCCGAGAGTTGCAATTTGCGCCCAGCCTTTTCGTAATCCGCACAAAGAAAACGCAATACCGCAATGGCAAAGAGATATGGCTCGGTGGGCAAATCGACACGAGTTTTTCAAGGCAATCGACTTTTGGGATTTCGTACCGCGAAAGGGCTTCAAGTGTTCAGTATATAAAAATCTAATCAATTGACATAAATGAATAAACTACTTAATTGGTTTACAACCTCCAACCGACATCTACATATCCTCGGCGGCGTGCTTATGGGATTGTTCTCTGACGGCGTATATTGCACCGCTTATGCCACCATACTCACCGCCTCGGCATTGGAGTTCAAAGATGTTCAATGGGGCGGTCGGTGGGACTGGGTGGACTGGGGCATGACCATCCTCGGCAGCGCTCTCGGTTTCGGCCTACAAACGAGAATATTAACACTGATAGGAATATGAGAACCGATACACAAATCATAGGCAGCGGCGCAAAAAGGGCGCGACACGGCTCTTATTGCAGCATTTATGTGGACAATCGCGGACGTACTCGCAGCGGAAACATCCGCTGGGGTTTGCGTGCCGAATTTCAGACGATTACGGCGGGGGGCGCTGTCCGTTTGCGCAAATGGTTCAAACACCGAGCAGATGCAGAGCGTTGGCTCGGCGGCATCGCCAACCATCAACGTCTGCAAGATATGGGAATAGCGTCTAAATAATAAAACATACAATGAACATCAAAATCAAGAAAACAAATAAATTGGCAGTGATACCTGCTTATGCATCAAGCGGCGCAAGCGGCTTAGATCTCACCGCAATAGACCTTGTAATAATTAATCCCGGCGAGCGCAAATTGCTACGCACCGGCATCGCTATTGAGCTTCCGCAAGGATACGGCGCCTTTGTTATGGGACGCAGCGGAAATACCATCAAGCGCGGTCTTGTCGTTGCTCTCGGTCTTGTTGACAGCGACTATCGCGGCGAAATAGGCGTGATGGCATTCAATACCACCGACAAGAAGATGATAATTCAACAAGGCGACCGCATTGCCCAATTGGTGATAATGCCTACGCCGCAAACACAGATAGAGGAAACAAACGAACTAACCGACACAAGCCGAGGTGTAAACGGCTTCGGCTCAACCGGAATGTAATCAATATAATTCACACAACAATGAACCGTAATAAAATAATAAATGGAATTAAAGAAGTGGCACGCATAGTAATCCTTGCTATCGGACTACTATTATCAATGCCGCTACATCTATGCTTGGTAGCTTTTCGTTGGCTGGATAACGGAGTTTATCGCCTTATCCAATGGCTGCTTAAAGTACTGAAAGGCACAACCGTAAACACAGAGGAAAATGACACAGATAGAGAAAATAATCCTGCATAGCATCGCGCGACACGAAAGCGAGATGGCGCGTTATCAAAAGGAAGAATGTTACGCCCCTGTTTTCGATGTTTGGGTTGATATTAAGCGTGAATTTGTCGCCGCAATTCAGCGCCTCATAGAGCAAGGGTATATCGAAGAATTATACCAATGGGGCAACGAATACGGCTATCAACTGAAAAACCGAAATAATGGACACGATAACGATAAGTCGGGAAACGTTTAACGACCCGATATTCCGTCCTCCTGAAAGGTTGCGGATATGGCTCGCACTGCTGTTTGCCGCCGATGAAAACGGCGAAGTTGTTTTCGGCTTGCGCAGGTTTTCACAAAGTATAGGAGTATCCACAAGACAACTTAGAAGTGCGATTAAAGCGTTTTGTGAGAATGGGTATGCGACACACGAAGCGACACACGAAGCGACACACATAACACTATGCGACATAGTGTGTTGCGCGGAAGTGCGACACACGAAGCGACACACGAAGCGACACGCCCCAATTCCCGAACCGACACTCCCGAGTATAGTCGTTTCACGGAGTTTTGTTGCTCCCGAATTTACCGAGGCTTGGGACTTGTGGCTCGACTACCGCAAGGAAACCAAACGCCCCTATAAATCCGAAAAGTCCGAACGCATCGGATACGAACAATTGATAAAGAAGTCTAACAACGACCCCCGGCAAGCGCTGGAAATTGTAAAAAACACAATCGCCAACGGCTATCAAGGTCTATTCGCGCTTAAAGATGAACCAAAATCAAAACGCAATAATCCCGCTGTCAGAAGCACAGACGACCGCTATACAGCTCTGGAACGAGCAGCCGCTTCAATATTATGCGGCAATGACACCGGCGCCTATCCCGGCAATGATTAAAGCGGACACACCCAATCTTTGGACTATCCGCAATAATCTCGGGCGTGTCAAGGCAATAGCCATACTTGTCAATGCACTTGTGCAAACGGCGCGACTTATCAATGTCGAAAATAATCTCACAGAGGCGCAAATAGGTGAGCTTGCCAACGATATTCTTGACGAATATGGCTTTCTCAAACCTGTTGAGGTCAAAGCCGTCCTCAAACGAGGTTTGCGCTCTAAAATCTTCGGTCGCTTAGATTACAACATCATTATTGAGTGGTTTGACGATTACATTTGTGAGCGCACATCTATCGCAATGGACATCTCCGACCAAGAAGAAACACAAGCGCAAAATAAGCCCGTTACAGACGTTGCGGCTGTCGGGTGGGAAGAATATCTATTGATACTCAAAGAACGCGCCAAAAGCGGCGAGAAAGCCGCACAAGACATCCTCGCACAAGTGTCTGACGGCAACAAACCAATGGCCGAACTCGGCCAACGTTTTGACGCCCGTAAGAAAGAAAAAGAAATGGAGTTCCAACAATGGAAAGCAAAATACACAAAACAAAAACAAAATCAATAATGGTTAAGCCGAACTATCATTACGCCCTCGGCTTCAAGTTTAGCAAATTTGAGATGGACTTTGCTGATAGAGCCATTCGCAACGCCAACCGCTTTATGCAACGTTTCGGCAATGGTCGTGCTGTTCGCGACATCGGCGCTGACGTGTCTTTCCGCCATAAACATAGCTATATACAAGGCCAAATAAATACGGACTATGAATAAGAAAATGATAACAGATAAAATCGTGGTATCCGCCGTCAAGTTAACGGATATTGACCTGCTGCGCCGAGCGGCATCCACCACAATCGGACACGAAAGTCAAATCACACTGGAACGCGCTTACGCCCTCGGACATAGCCTTATGCGCACTCAACTCTTTTGGGTTGAGTGTCGCAATATCCCGCTGTTCGTTGCGTCCCAACTCGTGCGCTCTCATATTGGCGTCCAATTCTTCCAGCGATCTAAACGCACCGACCGCGGCGGCGCCGACTTTGAGGACATCTGTACCAATATAAGCGACTATCTCGAAGCCGCTTCCGAGTGCGATGATGCAGAATTGCAACATCAAGCACTCGTCAAGGCCGCAACAGACATCCGCTCTATGCCCGAGGAGTTCGACCGCTATGCCCCTACCGACCTTTCGTTTATCATTAATGCCGAGGCGCTTATCAATTTGGCTCGCAAACGATTATGTTTCAAGGCTTCCGACATCACAACTTATGTTGTGGGCTTGATTAACCGTAAAGTAGGCGCTATTGACCGCGACTTAGCCCGGCACCTCGTGCCGCAATGCGTTTACAGAAACGGCCTTTGCTCCGAACGTCCGTCCTGCGGATTTATTTCTTCGGACGCAGGGAATACTGTTCTAAATAAATATGCTAAGATTTATGGCAAAGACAAAAAAAAGGCTTGAAGACCATATTGTGGAAACGGTTTGCGGCTGCTACGGCTACTCGTTGGAGGAGCTTAGACAGCCAAACGGCAAATATACTTGCGGTATTGCACGTAAGATGCTGGCTTACATCTTGTATAAGTTTACACCGCATACCCGCTCTTGGATTGGCCTTTATCTTAGGCGCTCGGCAACGGTTGTTACCAATTACGTATCACAAACCGAATGGGACATAGAACACTCCCATATAGCCCGCGAGAATTACGAATACATTTTAGATACACTCAATCTAACAAAAGAAGATGAAATTAACAGGTAAGATTACTAAGGCTTTTCCCGAGATTAAGGGGATGACAAAAACAAACAATCTGTGGCGCAAACGCGAATTTATCGTTACCTACGATGAGTCTAACGCCAACTATCCCAAGTCTATCCTTTTCTCCGTAATGAATGACCGCATAGATACCCTTAACATCCAAGAGGGCGGCGTTTACGAGCTTGATATTGATTTCGAGACTCGTGAGTATAACGGACGTTGGTGGATGTCGGCAACCGTTTGGCGTGCCACGCTTCAAGTCGGCGCTCCGCAGGCGCAAGTCCAAACGCCTCCGCCGGTCCCCGTTGCTCCGCATCCGCCTATAAGCGTTGCACCACTGCAACCTGCATCAGACCCTAACGGCGAAAATCTGCCGTTCTAAGCGCGAATTACCGCGCCGACTTTTACTCTGTCAATCAAATGTCATCGCGGCTAAACTGCACATTTGCCACGTATTTCTGATTGTTTTTATTGGTTCTGTCAACGACCCGAGCATCCCTAATGTTGATATGGCAGCAAGAGGATGCTCGGGTCGCTTTGTTTACGGCTAAGCCAAACGATTAAATATTCGCCTTAACCCATTGTCTTGTCGTTTCGTCAAATTTATATATACCCGTTTCGTCAACTTTCAGCCCGATATTGCCTGCTCGCATAACCAACTTGCCCTCCTTGCATAGGAATGTTGTTGTTCCCCACGTAAAACGCACTCCGTCATTGCCGATATTGTTGCCGGGGGCTTCGCCGTAACGCCCATAACCCTTGACGGTTAAGGTTGATGGTGTAAGTTCTTCGGTAAAGTTGCTTGTCGGTATTATCCATGCGGAAGTCGCTATGATTATTGTGTATGTTCCGGCTGTGTTCACCACTTCACTAAACGTACAAGTCGCCTGATATTCATTCCCTTTCTTAATCATTTGCAGGGTTCTCTCCCGATACGTCTGTCCGTTAAGTGCCAATCGCGCTATTATCGCTCCCGACACAATGTTGTCTGTCATCGGGATGCGCAGGCTGATTGTCGCCGAGATACTCGACCCTTCAGTCAGTGGTTGACTGCCTATCGCTATGGATGCAAGCGTGTCGTTGTTAAGATATGCGCCGTCTTGTATCGCAATTGCTGTTGGGTCTGCGCCGCTATTGTCCACTCGCTTAAAAGATAGCGAAATGGATTTGGTTTGGTTTAGGCTTACGCTGCTTTGGCTCTCGCTCGTAACATCATCGCCGATGCTCTGATTGGTTATGCGTAATAGCGTATCGCCCGAGTCTTTATCTTGCAGCTTCAAGCCCTCATTATCAAGGATTACATTTTCGCCTACCTCCATTGTGTTCGCGTTAAAACGCACAGTGTTTGCTGCGGCGTAAGCTGTGCCGTCCGCACGCACAAGGAACTTGGCCGCATTGGCCGAGGCGTCATCGTTAGCAGCATCCTCCATTGCACCGCCTGCCCATAACATCGGCGTAGTACCACCATCCCAAACGCCATTCATTCCTGCGCGAACAATATAGCTGTCTGTCGTTTTCTCCCCGACTTGTATTAAGGACGTCAAAATCAAACCTCCGCTTACGCTCGTGCTTTGCCCTAACGCCTTTTTTATATAATCTAAATTGGTTATACGGTCGGCATTGTCGTGATTATTGGGGCACCACGCTGTGGCTTTTTTGCCCTTTTCTATCTTCGGTTGCGATATATATATCGTGCCGTTTCGCTGCAAGTATATCTGCATAAATACGGACACGGCATTGGCCGAGGCTGTAAACGTTTGTTCGAAATATACCCACTCGCCTTTTACTAATTTCGGTTTAAGTCGCACATAAGTCAGTCCCTCATTCTTGTATTCCGCCGTCTGCGAGCCAACAAGCATGTCGGCATTGTAATCTAACGTGGTCAAGTCATCACAGCGAACATATACGCTTGCTGTATATTGTTCGCCGGGCTTAGTCGTAAGTGTTTGCGGTGTGTATTGGTTGAACTGCACCATTCCATAATACTTGTCCTTGGTGTTGCCGCTTGTGCTTAGCCTTACACTGTTGTAACCATTATGCTTATATGATGTATCTGTTACGACAACAGCGATATTGCCATTGCTTGACCAACCGTTGCTTCCACCCTCAAAGGCGCTGTTATAAATCATATTCTCGCCAACATACGGCGCAGTGTCCGCTATGTAGTCGGGCAGAGTTTGGTTTCCGACTTTGCTTGTAACTTCGAGGGTGCAATTAGTCGTAATCTTGCCGTCCAGCATCTCTAAGTACTGGTCGTCTTTATTGCCTATGAAGAAGCGCGGTTTGCCGTTATACACGCCCGTTTGCCGCCCGACATAGAAATACTCGTCCCCAACTGCGTCAACGCTATCAAGACCCTCCAAATAGCGCTCATAACCACCTCCGATAACATCACGCACCTTAACATACTGGCGCTCGGCATTAGTGTAATTGCCATATTGTACAATTACATCGCATGCGCTCGGTATGCCCGTGCCGTTGACAATAGCCCCCGAAAGTGTGAGGTTGTCCAAGCCTACGGCGACAACCTTGCGTTTATAAGTCTTGATAATTTGATTTTCGGCGTCATAGCGCGTACAATAAGCCACATCGCCAACCTCAAACAGATTGGCTACGCTGCCACCTTTTTGGTCGAAATAACATACGTAATCATCGCCACTTTTGACCACGGAATATACCTCCATATTCGCGGCACTCTCTATGATTGTGCCACCTCGTGCACTTATCTGATTAATAACCAATGTGTTGACTTTCAACTCGCGCCGAGTTACTATATTATCAACCTCGAAAACCCAGTTATTGTCGGCATCCTTGTACATCCCCCAGCCTAAGCCGTCGACACTACCCTTGCGAAAATCATCGCTGGTTAACAACGAGGCGAATTTGGTAGGCGAAATACTCATATCGCTTATGCCGTCTTTGCGCAGATATAACTTGTCGCCTATGGCTCGCACTATCTGCTCTGTGTTGCCCAACGACCCTAAGCGCTTTTGTATTTCTTCGACATCGCCGCTTAATGTTGCAATACTGCTTGTCCCCGATTCGTATTTGTCGCTTAGTACTATCTCTAAATCGGGCAATATACTCCCCTCTACATTAAAAGTCTTGGTGATACTCTGTACGTATAGGCTTTCATACGCTTTACCGGTTATCAATTTAGGGTCGCGCAAACGCAGTGTACATCCCTCACTTATTTGGTCGAAAAGGGTGTATTTTCCAATCTCATCTTTGGCTTTGTTGTTTATGCGGACTTTGTCTGTCGTTACAACCCACGTAGGTTTGGAGTTTGCCGTTTCTTTGAGTTTTTCTTCTTTGTATTCGCGCAACCGCTTTTCCGCCCAAAGGGTATAATCATGCGTCATCTCCGTGCCGATAAACACAAAGTGGTCGCCCGCCTTACCTTGTTGTCGTGTGCTCGGCACATACAGCCCCGTACTCTCTAAGTCGGCATCGCTCTTAGCCAACGTTATACGCCAGTGACTCGCTACGCCGTTTAGGGTCTTGCTTGTGTCATAAACAGGGTATTTGGTAATTACAAACTCATAGTCATCACTGATGGCCAACATGCCGTCTGTAAACATCATCTTGGCTTCGCTGCCCGTGCGGTCGCCTAATATGGGCTTCCATACGCGCTCGGCGTACTCTATATCGGTCTCGTTTTCTTTTTTGACGCTGTCCCAAATGTTCTTAACCCATACGTCAAAGGTGTTACCCCAGTTGTTGTCGGACGCATCGGCTAACGTGAGTTGCCCTTCGGGTATGCCGAGTTCTACGGATATTTCCTTGTCTTTTACCAATGACGTTACCGACACGGTACACTCATAATACCATTCTCCCTCTGTTAATCCTCCCGTGCTATGCTCGCCGCCTCCGCCCGCAGGGTAAACCTTTGTTGCATAATCGGTTATCTGTGTACTTGACTCTACATCAAGTTCATCGACTACTAAATACCACGAGAAAAATTGTATATTGGTTGTTGCCCGTAATATCTTGGGCGTAACATCCAAATTTGCGGTCTTGCCTTTTGGCACGGTGAATGTGCCGTTGCTACGTATAACCGCCGATTTAGTGCCTGCCGCCGCAAGATTCTTTATTACAACATTCTTCGGGTCGCTTAGGTTTACAAGTTGCACTTCGGACTTGGCGGCGTCTTTATAATCGTCTGTCGTTACTTGCTCTACGTCTACGGCTTCATCTATGCGTCCGTATGGATTTACCGTTATACCTTGTATGGTAGGATATATATCTGTGGCGTTTTCCAAACCATTCCACAACTCGCCGTATTTGCTTATGCTTGCGTCATCCTTGACGTACTCCACAGGGTCGAACTTGGCATCGGTGTGCCCTTTTGCGTAAGCCCAATCGGTTACGCCACGCGTTACGTCATAGCCTTCAACGGCAATTGCCTCGTTTGTCGTTTTGTCTATTATCGGATTGCCGTCCTTGTCCGTAAGCTGTCTGTTGTTATTGGTTTTCCATCCTTGCACGTAACAGCGGAAGTTATAATCTCTTAGCGCATCAAAGTATATATTGGCCAATTCGGGTATCCAGTCGGGGTCGGGACGATAATCGGGATTGTTGCTATCTATATCTTTGAAGTATCTAAACGGTAAGTTTTCTTCGCCGCCACGCCCTAATAGAATGTTGTATAGGGTGTCATCCTGCACCTGACGTTCGATTTTCAGCAAACCGCCCTCAAAACCGTACTGAAAGATATGGTCTATCTCGGCGGCTGCATAGCCTATCTTGATTACATAGCGCTCGCCACCCTTCTTGTCGTTGTCGTTGTCGCTTGCGGCTTCTATCGTCCAGCGCACATTGTAAAGCTCATATAGTTTGAGTATTACATCCCAAATATGCGAATAACTGATGCTTACGGTCGCAACCTCGGTGTTGCTCACCGCTACATTCTTATTAAGGTCTACTTTGATTTGCTCGCCGTAATTGCGCTGCAATACCTGCCCAAGTAAATCGGCAAAATCTTTAAGGTTTAACGACACACTCGCAAGGTATTTATCCGCAACCGCCGTCCCTGTGTCTGTGGGCTGTATGGTCGTGAAATATTTGCGCTTCAATTGATATATTGCCCAGTGCTGGAATGTCATCTCGCCCGAAACATCAAACGCCGTGTTTTCTTTACTTAATCCCGGCTCTTTAAGCGGCATTATGTATTTTTCACCGCGATATTCGAGTTCCCAGTCGTAAGGCGCTATTTCTTCATCCGACTGATAGCCTATTTGCGCTGTCGCGGTTATGGTCTTTTCTCCCATATCCGCACAATTGACTTTAATTTCGCCCGTAAGCGCTATGTCGGCGGGTATTAATAATATCTTGATTTGCTCCATTTTATTTTGCTCGCTTAAATACTATATACGAATCGGTGTCCTCGCGGAGATTGTATGTAATAAATTCAACCTTGCCATCATCCGCAATGGAGGTGTACTTTTGAATCAAAAAAAACTCTTCAGCCCCTTGATAGTCCGTAACCGTCCCCGCATCATCTTTCAGTACCCAATACGGGGCATTTCCGTATGTTCGCGTATGGCAGCTTACACTGTCGCCCTTGCGCAACGGTATGGTAATATAGCGCAGATAGTCGTGCGTCCACACTCCCCCGTTCGCTGCCATATAGCCTATCGTGCCGCTTACAACATCAAAGCGCACACTCTCGGCATTGTGATTGACTACGGCGTAACAATCATTTGCGCCGTTACGGATATTAAATGTGAAGTACACGGTATCTTCATATTCAGACTCATATGCAAACGGCTCATAAGCATCTGTGCGCGGCTGTTTGTACGCCAACGCCTTGCCGCTCGCATCGGTTACTATCCAATGACACGCATTTCCGTATGCTCGCGTATGGCCGCTTACACTGTCGCCCTTGCGCAACGGTATGGTAATATAGCGCAGATAGTCGTGCGCCCACACTTTTGCCGTAGTCGTGCCATCAGGCAGCATTATCGGGAGGTTCTCGGAAGGGACGGTAAGTCCCCAGCAGCCGGGTTCGGAGTCTGTGGTATTGTATACAACTTCTGCCATTCCGTCTGTGTATCGTGTCGTTGCCCAAACACATTCTTTGGGGTTGTTTACGCGGATTGTCAACTCGAACACCATCCAATCACTACCGGCGTAAGAGTCTGTATGGAATACCTCTGTCGGCTCACTTATCGGCTTGGGATAGCCTACAATCTTGACGCGGTTTAGGTCGTTATACAGCGTTATTTTCTTCGCCGTTACAATGCCGCTGTCATCGCGACTAAACAACAACTTGTTAAAGTCGTCTATACGATTATTGACGCTCGTGTTGTTGCCGTTTAAGGATTCTACAAGGAATTTAACCTTATAATCAAAGGCAACCTCTATCGTGCGCGGGTCTATGTGCTCCTCGGCGTCCTCCACGTACTTTGTCGAAGTATAGTCTTGAATGTCAGAAGCGGTACGCTCGTCCGCATCAAGATATACAAATCCATACTTGTCATAGGAGTCATATATTTCTCCATTCTCTATCTGTATTCTTGCCCTAATCATTATCTTCTTTGGTTTCTTTGACCGTTAGATTGTATGGTATATATTTTATCGGTATCTTTTGGGGCGGCTTGCGGCGAACACACTCGTCTTTACCCTCGCCGTGTTCTCGCTGACAATGCCAAAGTTTATAAAAATCTCGCTCTTGCTTTAATTCGCTTATCTCGTTTGCGTCTTTCAATCGCTCGTTTTGCAAGGAACTTAGAGCGTCTTGCAGCTTCCTTATTACCTGTGTCTTATCCTCTATGATGTCCTCTTTCCGCGCCGCAAGTTTTATCTGGGCTTCGAGCTGTGAGTTCAGTACATCTATACTCTTGTGGGTGGCTTCAAGGCGCTTTTCGTATAAATCCCATTGCGCCGCATCAGCTTCGGCATTGGCCTTGTCGGCTTCGGCATCCTTAATGCGGCGGTTTGCGCTGCGATAAAACATCCACCCTACCAGCGTGGAGCATCCTAAAACCGCACTGACTATTCCTAATATTATCTCCATTCGGCTTATAGGATTTTGCGGTTTATTCGTTTGTATGTGGCGTATTCGCCATTATCTATCTTAACTTCGGCATCGTAAATATACAAAGGTACGCATATCGGATTTCCTGCGTTGCGCCGTTGGTTGCACTTTATGCTCATTTTACTGCCGTTGGCGAAATACAGCATCGGAATTACACTGCTGTCGTAATCCATTGCCACGCGTACCCAGCCGTTGCAGTTGTGAAACACGTACATTGCACCGCTTAGAACTTCTCCCCTAAATGTCTTATTTACATATATGCCGTTATCGGCACAATCACTAAAATATTCACCAATAATTGTAAGGTCGGGATAGTGGTTTTCCAAGCACCAATCAACCATTACTTTATAATAATCAAGCAGGCCTTTGCGGTCTAATTTATTGAGTCGGCCATAGCCGTCGACACACACTCCGCACGCCTTTGCCTGCTGTATTAATATTTCTCTTAATTCACTCATTTCTTAAATTTCTTTACAAGCCACCAAATAGCGGCACACAATAATACAAACGAGACGCCCATAGCTATGCCGCCGACATCCATCTTGGCTTTTTCCCACTTGCTTAATTTTCTCTCAACGGGAACAGTCTTGCTTATGGTGTCGGTTTTGATGCTCACAAGTGTGTCGGTTTGATGCACAACTTTAACTCTCTCTCTCTCTCGGTAGTCTATCACCGTGTCTCCCTTGACAAAGACAAAATGCGTATTGTTTACCGTATCAGTATGCAACTCTTTGATTACGCGGTCTTTATATTCGGTGCGCACACTTTCCACGGGTACATATTCTATCTTGGTCTTGCAGCTTGACAACAATGCGGCAACGCCTGCAATTGCTAAGGCATAAACAGCCATCAGCAACAGGCATCCTATCCTTGTATACTTCACTTTCATAAGTCTTTATACTCTGTTTTGGCATCAAAGGACGGACACGCCTTAGTCGCAAAATCTCTGTGGCCATATATCTTGGCGTTGGGGTATTTCGCTCTAAGCCGTTTTAACAGCGTCAAAAGTGCTACCTTTTGCTGTGGCGTGCGGTTGTCTATGGGTGGCAACCCTTTTTTACTCGTATCAACGCCGCCTACATAGCACACGTTTATGGCGTGCTGGTTCTGTCCGTAGCAGCCGTTACTCACCTTTTCTTCGGGTACGGTGTTTACCGTGTTTCCGTCCGCTTCTATGATATAGTGATACCCTGCGACACGCCAGCCGCGTCCGCCAAGACTTACGGGGCGCAAGTGGTACGCCACAATATCCCGAGCCTTGGCGGACTGGCCGCTCGCGCTGCAATGCACGATAATCTTGTCTATGCTTCGCATTTCCTTACAATCGTTTTTCAGGTGTGTTTTTCTTTTCGCAAAGATAGTGATTATCAACGGCATTTCCTAATTACGCAGGTACACATTCACGCCGTGTGTGCTATTTGTCCCCTTAGGACTGATAACCCTACTTAGCATATTTATGGTGTCCTGCATCTTCTGTACGGTCATCGCGGTATTGGCTTCGATATTGGGCAAACAAGCCAAATGCTGTTGCACAAGCGCGTTGGCATCTACTTCTCCGCTTCCGCTTATTACTTGTGTCGCCGTTGTCGTCCCGACTATCTGCTGTCGTATCGCCGCAACATTCTCGGCTATAAGCGGTATAGGGCTGAAATAGTAGAACGCGGTATTTATCGCCGCCGTTAAGGCGTTGATTTCCTCGCTTGTGGCACTCGCCACATTCTTGGCTATTCCCGTGCTTTCGCTATCCGTATCGCCTATCAATTCTTTAAGGTCATATCCTCGCGCCTCCAATGCTTTCCATAACGTTTCCATCGCTGTATTGGCTTGGTTTGTAAACGCATCAAGGTTCTTGGCCACATAATCTATGGCCTTTGTCGGGTCGTTGGCGTTGTTTTCGAGTAGTGATTGTACCTGTTGCCACATCGGAGCAAGTATAGAGTCAATGACTTTTGCTGCCGCACCCTCAACAATCATACTCTTAATCATATCCTTATATTTGCTCTTTATCGCATCTGTGGTGCTCGCAAATGTGGCTTTGGCTTCAAGCCAGCTTTCGGCAAATTCTTTGGCGGCACTGGCTCTGTCCGTACCCATCATACGCGACACCATATCATCCTGCAACTCGCGTATCTTATCCGCCGTTTCCTGTGCACTTTTTAGATAACCTTCATACGCTTCTTGGTCTCTTTTCTTACCCTTGCTCGCTTCGGCCTCGGCTTGTTTGAGATAAGCCGTTTGTTGCGCTTTCAGATTAGCCATCTGCGTATTGTAGTTGCTTAGATAGTCCTTGCCGAATAACTTATCTGCAGCGCTGTTCAGTCGGTCGTATGCGTATTGCAACTGCTCGAGTATGTTTTTCTGTTTTTTAATTTCTCTATTGGCACGAGCAACTTTATATCCATTAAAAAGAGTGCCTATGCCTGCTACGAGGTTTGCTATCGAGGCAATGCCCTTAGTTACCATCGTAAAATAGTCTCCCTTAAAATAGGACGCCACGGCTTCTCCTCCTTGTTGTGCGGATGTCGCGAGCTTATCCAGCCCTTCAAAAACAACATTCCACATTTCATCATCGGCAAGATTTGTCCAGCTCTCTACCGCTCCCTTAATTGCATCCTGCGCCTCCTTAACCTTATCGACATAAGATCCTAACGCAGATATGCCGCTGGCAATACTGTTGTTGCTTTGTTTGTATTGACCCTGAACTTTAGACAACTCTTCGATTTGTTGGGTCGTTTTGTCAACAATCTGGGACTGCGCGGCCACAAGGGATTTTGCTGCGCTTAATGTCATCTTCGCACTCTCCGCCCTTTCGCTATCAGCTCCGTCTTCGGCAACGGCATCATCATAAGCCTTTTGTGCTGCCGCTTCGGCGCTTAGAGCGGCTGTTAGTGCCGCCTTGCTCTGCGTAAGCTGCCTTGTCGCCGCTATCAACCGTGTTTCAACGTCCTCTAAGCTACCATATTTCTGATTCAACAAGTTTATCTGCTTGAGTCCATCCCTGATAGCCTTAAAGGGATTGCGCTGCGACAACTGTGTACTAATATCGTTTAGACGACTCTGTATATCTTTTAATTGCGTTGGGTCAAGAGCTTCCCCCCAATAGCTCTGTAAGCCCATAAGAAGCTCTTGTAAATGCGTAAGTGCGGCTGTTGATGCGGTATCCAAATCCTCAAACAGCTGGACGTAATACGGCAAATCCTTAAAGGCTTCCCATTCAAGTTGAGCCGTTTCCTCATCCTCACGCCGCCTATAACCCTCGGTAAGCTGTGCCGCTTCATCTGTCGTCATATTCCCCGCTGCCGCTTGCTTATTTATCTCGGCTATCTTTGCGGCTGTTTCACGCGCAAGTTTCACGCGCTTATATGCGTATGTTTCGGCAACCTTTAAGTCGCCTAAATAACCCTGATAGGCGTTGGCTAATTGCTTCTGCCCGTCATTGGTTATCTTGATTAGCTTCTTGTACATATCGCCGAGTTCTTTTTTGTTTTTCTCGGCAAACTCACGCAAAGCCTTGAAGTTTACAATGTTATAGGCGTTTATTATGCCATCGGGCAATTCTACGGCATTGACACTGCCGACTATCTTGCGTATTTCTTCGGCCATCAATCGCGGTAAGTCCGCGCCCGTGTCGCCGAAGATAGACTTGGCTATCCCCTCGGCTCGCGAAACACTGCCCGTGAGGTCTAATATCTTATCGTAAAAATCCTGCATCTCTTTGCTGCGACTTATGCGGTCGGCTATTGTTGCGAGTTGCTCTTTCAATTGCTTGGCCACCTCATCAACATCTAAATTGCCGATTTTTACGCTAAGCGAGATACCCTCTTTCTCGGCATCTTTGACCTTGCCCCTTAGCTTGTCTACCGCGCCGAGTATCTTGTTATTGGCCGCTTGTATCTTATCAAACGAGGTGGGCATCTCAAACGCCAAACCAAAGGCCTTGCCCATTTTGTTAATGCGCTGCAATTGCTTATCGTATATCTTGTTGATATGCTCTAATGCAGCGGTTTCTCCCTCGGCCTTGCGGAGTTGCTCATAACGTTTGTATATAGCATCTAACTCACTCTGCATGCTCCGCAAACGCTGTAAGCGGTCATCGCTCTTGCGGCCACCGCTGCGGCTCGGCTTGTCCGTTTGTGGTAGGTATTTTTTTTCAAACGCAATCTGTTCTTTCAGTGCGGACACAAGCGTTTTGGTTTCTTCGACTTTTTGGCCGTATAATTGTTTCGCAAGCCACGTTCCGTTATTCATGGCTGCTGCCATTCTGATTATATCGGCCTCGTAAGCCGCAACAATATCTTCTAAGTTCTTGACGTGTTCTTTCAAGTCGGTATTGCCGTCCCATAGATATTGCCTAAGCCGCCCGAAAGCCTTACCCACAATACCGACATTCTCCGCCGTAACTATCAAATGCTGTTGTATCTGGCGCACAGCCGGGTCGGACGACAGGAGCGTTTCTTGCATATCCTTCATCATCTGAAACGCCGCTTGCAGCTTGGGCGATCCCTTCGCAACGGCTTCGCTTACAGCATCCCAATTAAACATCGAAAACTCGGTCTTGCCGCTCGTAACCCACGACTCCGCCGCCGTGAAAAATTCTTTGGATAAGGCAATACCTTCGTTGTTCGCCATAGAACGTAGACTCGCAAACATCGTTTGCAATTGTGCGTTTATCGTTTCGGCGTATTTAGCATACTCGCCCTCTACCTTAGACGGGTCGTATCTCACCTCGTCTCTGTGCAATCCCGACTCTCCTGCTTCAATGGATAAAAACCTATTCTCCTGTATTGCATCGGGTGTTGACCAATCGCCGCTTTCGACGGCCTTTTTCAGGCTGTCAATGAGCATCTTATACTCATTGAGCGCTTTCATATTCTCTTTGTAAGTGTTTTCATTTTTCGTTAAGGCTGCGTCTTGCTTGGATAATGCGCTGTGTAGGTCGTCATAGTCGTCTAATATGCTACTTGTCCAATCGTCAAAAATAAAACCGAGGTCCTCTATTTGTTCCTTCGAGTAATAGCTTTTTATTTTTTCTGTTAGCGCAGCCGTCATCGCATCCTTATCCAACTTTGCCGCATTTTCCAAAATGAAAGATGTCAATTCCCCGGACATGGCATCATTAAAGCCAATGTCGGTCAAGTCCTCCAACACCTCCTTTTGGGCATCTTTAATGGCCGTACCGAACGCATCCTTAATTGCCGCATCCGCTTCCTGCTTCCGCTGTGTCTCGTTGTAAGCCTTAATCATTTCGGTCAAACTCTGATAAGCGCCTCTCATTTCGCGGAGCTTCTCAATTTGGAGGTTCTGACTTCCGACAATTTCGCCGTAAGTGCGGTTTAGCTCGTCAAGGGCGTCTTTCTGCTTCTTGCTACCGTCTGCCGCATTAACAGCCTCGTTGGCAAGTCTATTAAAGTTGAACTCATCCGACGCATCCTTTTTGGCATATTTTTGAGTTATTTGAGCTGTCGCCAAATCCGCTTCTTCTTTTGCTTCTTCCGCCGCATCGGATAATGACGAGAATAATTCCACAAGTGCAGTTATCGCCAATATCGCCCATCCAAACGGATTACTCAAAAACGCCGCTTTTAGCTTATAGAGACTCTTGGAGAATAGGTTTGTGGCTTGCGCCGCACGCAGTTGCGCCGTGGCTACCGCCAGTTGTTGCTTTGCATAAAGCCGACCTAAGACTGACGACTTGGTCATCGCGGCCTGCTCGGCTTGCAACGCTACAACGGTTTGGGTTGCTTGTATAAGGTGCTGCTTCCCTGCCGCCGTATATGCAAATGCGGATGCTCGCGCCGCCATCGTAGCCACTTTTACCGCAACAAACGCCGCCGCAACATAACCCAAAGTCTTAGCCACCTTGTCCCAGTTGCGCATTAGGCTCGTTGCAAGTTCAATAAGCCATTTCATCGCGGAATTAACCCCCTCGGTATTGCCTATCTCATCGAACATTATTTGTGCGGCATCACCGAGTTTTGCCCATAAACCGAAAAGGGTATTGCCCTGCTTAATCTGCATATCGTAGAACATTCCGCCCTTGCTGGTCATATCGTCAAACACGTCTTTGACCATATCAAACGAAATCTGACGCTTGCTTATCATATCCATCACGTCTGACGCCCTGACAAGCTCGCCGTTTGCAGCGGTCAGCTTCTTGGCCAGTTCTTCAACCAACGGTATGCCCGCTTCTGTTGCCTGCCTTACCTCGGACGCCCTTAAATAGCCCGTAGCACGTATCTGACCGTAAAGCAACACAATCCTATCCATACTTACGCCAAGACCAACAGATACGTCTGTAAGACGCTTGGTAGTGTCGAACAGTTCGTCATAGCCGATTTTGTAGGCAGCAAGCTGCTTGGTGTACTTGGTCAAGTCAAGCACGCTCACCGGCGACTGCAACGCGAATGTCTTAATCTCGCTAAACAACGCATTGGCCTTTGTTTGGTCTTGAATAATTGCACCCAACGATACACGCTGCAACTCAAACTCAGCTGTAATTTCTCGTATCTTCGACAGAAAGCCGACCGCTTGGGAGTATGCGAAATATACGGCCATACGCTTAACAAGGCGCGAAACATATGTTTCCTGCTTCTGAATATGTCCACCTGTGGTTTGCCAGTTGATTGATGCTTTCTCTTGGGCTTTGGCTTGCTGTTCCGCCGCACGCTGTGCCGCTTTGGCTTGCTGTTCCGCCGCACGCTCAACCTGATTTAGCGTCTGCCCATACGTTTTAAGCGCTGTGGTCAAACGAGCATACTCGTCTTTAAGCGCCTGCGCACGTGTCGTCAGCTTGCCCGTTGACGAATCTTCTATGCGCTGTGCCTCGGCTAAGTCGTTCCACTCTTTCTGCAATGCCTTGATGCGCGACTTTATATCACTTATTGACCCCGAAGCAACAGAACTTGTGTCCAGTTTTATCGCCAAAGGCCGCGCATCTATCATCAACTTCATACGGTCAAGGAATTTTTTAGCATCTTCCTGCGCCCGTTTCGCCCCCTCGTCAAGGTCGAAGTTTATCCCAAATTTTAGGTTGTTATCCATTGTTTTTCTGTTTGTCGTTCTGTATTTTTTGCATCGCCGCCGCCTGTATGTTTTCTACGGACTTTGACGCCGCAGCACTATTATCGCCTTTGTCTTTCAGGGTCTTGACTTTTCCCCAGCCGAAGCGCTTGAAAATATCCTGCATCTCTGTATCCGACCGTGATGCTCGTATTTCATCTTGCTCTTTTTTCTCAACCTCGTCATAATCATAGTCGTAATACCCTTTATCCATCAACATTAATAGCGTTTTGTCGGCATTGTCAACATACCAATATCGCAACCAAGACCAAAATCCATAATTGCCGTACAGGGCTATAATACGCTCGGTTGTCTCGCTTATCGCAAAGGCGCTACCTACTTGCTGTCCGCCTCCTTTTTCGGCAAAGCGTCCTCGTCCAACATATTTTCCGCACTCTCCTTTCTTTCGAGCCATTGCCTTGCGACTTCGCCAACCTGCTTCATAGAGAGCGCGAGTAGATAACTTACAACTTCCAAGTTGGCGGTAAAAAAAGACTCTTCTTCGCGCTGTAAGGTCTTGGAGATATTAATACTCATACTCACTTCCTCGCTCGCGTACCACAAACGCCGCCACGTTAGCGCTGTTGCAAACGGAATCCAACAACGCCGAAGCCCCAATACATACCGCGCTGCTATCTTGGCCGGGATTTGCCTGAAACGCTTATCTAAACGCAGCCGCTTGCGTTTGCTTAAATCTTCTCGCTTCTGCTGCTCTTGTATGATCTGCGCTTCTTTGGCGTATTCGCTTATCTTGGCCGCTTGTGCGTTGCTTATGCGGCGCAGTTTCCATTTCTTGCCGCCAATCTCTATCTCGGTGGGACGCCCGGTGGCTATACCGTGCGCCACACTCGTCATTTCCGCTTCGTTTATCTGCGGCGTCTGTTCTTGCTTCATATTTATTCTACTGTGGATGTTAAATTAAAAGGCGTGGACGGCGGCTTGTCTTGCCGTACCGCCCACGCCTGTATGTCGCTGTCTTACGCTATCGCTTAGGAGGCGTATGCAGGTGCGCCGTCCCCTATCATAAACGTGCCGAGTTCGGTGGTGTCGATGTTTTCCGCCGTTGCAACGATATGGATGCGCATAAGTTTGTCATCCAGCGAAAGATTGGCAATAATACGCGCTTTGGGGAATAAAATGTAACGATTGGCTTCGTCATTGAATATGGCAATAGGACGGGTAATTACGGGAATTTCCGTTCCGGCCTTTACAAGATTGGTGTTTCCCGTAACGCTCACAGGTTCGCTTGTTACCGTTACGGCGCCGCCGCGGAGGAACAATTTAATTTTCTCTACATCGGTGGAGGCAACATCGCAGCTAAAAGCATAAGTGCCTGCGGTTACGGAAGATACTATAATCTTGCCCTGCTCATCCACGATGTTTTCTGCGGACGCTTCTTCACCCTCCCAAGAGGTGGAGTCGCCTACAACTTGACCGAGGCTTATGCCTGCGGCTGTTACATCGGCAAGGGTTGTCGCGCTCGAATACCCTGCGGTCGGTGCGTCAAACACCACTATATCGCTTTGGCCGTTAAAGACTTTGGTTACATCGGCCTTTGTAATCTTTGGCATTGTTATTCTGTATTAGATTGTTATACTTATCTTATTTCTTATTGTGTATCTCATCTGTCGTGTGCCACGAGATATTTAACACCATTGTCGCGTAACCCGTTGTTAGGTTTACCGTTGGCTGTACTATCGGGTTTGTCAGGTCTAATGCGAAGTAATAACCGCCTATGACCTGCCTATCAATAAACCCTGCTGCCTGCTCGGCTAATTGCGCCAATCGCTTGCGCCGTGCTACCACGCCGCTTACAGCCTTGCTATTGATTTGCAGCGCAATATTACCGCGCATTACGCCTAACGGCGTAGTCTTGCTTGATATAACCCCATTGTACGCAACGGTCATATACTCATCCCCAAGCCCCGTTTGCGGCTGCTCGCCTTGTGCGTACACTCTGACGACTCGCTTGGGTGAGGTTGCCGAGGTTTGGACAAATAATCGTTTATCCATCCAATCGGCAAGGACTATATCGGGATTGAGTTCTGTAATCTTCATACAATAGGAGCTATCGGCGCTAAGCCTGTGAGCACTTCGTTTAGCAAGGTATTTTCTAAGTTGCGGAAATATCCTGCACCTCGGCCTATCTTTGAACCCATTGTCTCAATGTAGTAGGCGTATGGTACGGTACTGAATACGACTATCCACAACCCTTCCGAATACGTGCCTGCGGCATCTCTTAGCGCCGTTTGCAACAGCATTGAGCCATCTATGCCGCTCTTGGGCGAGCCGAGTCCGGTATGCGCCTTTCTCGTTGCTCGTTTGGTCGGTACATAGGACGATAAGACGCCATTATCAAACACCCCTACGCCTGTCGCATCGTGCAAGTTGGCCGTATCTACGGGGAATTGAGCCGTGCCATCTGGCATAACAAAGCCGTTGTCAATATACTGCACCATACGCTGCGCTACAACTTTCAGCGCCGCAAGTATCTGCGGACGGATGTTGTTGCGCACAAAGTCATCTATCCCCAATTGTATAACTTTCGAATTGGAATATGCGTATGATACCTTTGCAGCCATTGTTATTCTCCCGTACTTTGTGCAAGCTCTATTTTGGTATACAACTCGCTTGTTAGTGGCATCTCTATATCCCTGACGGTCTTGACTACGCCCTTGCGGTTACGTCCGCGCTTGGTTTGGACGTCCACAACATCACCCTCTAAGACTATTACGGCATTACTCGGTAGGTATACCGCATCGTTGCGCACACTGACGCTCTGATACGTTTGCCCTCCTGCTTGATAGCTGCATTTGCCGCTATATAGCTTTTGGGCTGCAATAGGCTCATCGAAGTCATCAAGCTGAATATTTCCGCCGTCATCCGTAACGTTACGGCTTATTTCGCAGTAATCGTCAAAATGTATCAATTCCATACGCAGCCTTTCTTGTTTGTCCGTTTGCGCTTGTCTGTTGCATCAAACGCACCCGTACTCTCGTTTACATTTTCCTCCACTTGTGCGCCTATCTCACCGCGTAGCTTATCGGCTACTTTGCGGTAATATTCGCGATCGCTTTGGGTAATCGTAAAACCGCTTTGGCTTGCATGGACATCGCCCACTTGCTCGCTGCGACTGCCGCCGCTAAATACTCCTGCCGCACTATAAAACAGCGTTGACGTAGCATATTTAAGTGCCTTGACCCAGTTTCCATCATCGGCGTTATCCTCAATCACATCGCTCGTATTCAACGGACATAGCGCTTCGGGACGAGCAAACATCGGCGATACCGCCGCATACTCTATTACCGCCGCATCAAATGGATAGCCGGGTACTTGCGCCCTTAAATATGCTTCTACCGTCATTGCTGTCTTGTTTTTCGTGGGTTAAATTCGTGGCACACCTTAGATTAAGGGTTTAAGGTGTTACGGTCGGTTTGTCCTGCGTCAAGTTCTTGAAGTAGTACAAATCGCGAGGACGTGTCGGCACTGCAAGCGCGGTGAGTTCGCTTCGCCATTCTTGTGTGCGAGTATCTTCATTGTAGATATACTCTACAATTCCGCGTCCGCCGTAAAGACCTGCTGTGATAGCGCGGCCATCGGAGCGTAAGGGTACTGCATTCTTAATTACGCCGATAAGACCGGTCGGACGTACCAATATAACATCCTGCTCGAAAGCATCTACAAGTGAGCGGTCGAAGTTGTGGTTGGTGGTATTAACCTTTTCTACGCCGCAAACAGTCTTGTTATAGATAACCTCATCGGCTTCGATAAGACGCTTAAAGGCTTCTTTCTGTGCCTCAATGGGGGAGTTCTTGGCTACGGCCTTAGCATTGTCGTCATTGGACTTGGAGTAGCGCAAGCCAATGCCTGTTAGCGCATAACCGAGAGCGGTCAGTACGGCATCGTGCTTGGTGAGTTTATAGAATGTCTTCTCGTTTAACTCTACACAAACATTCTGATAACCGTTGACTTTCATTCGCAATTCGCGGATAAAGTCGCGCATATCGCCAATGGGGTCGCCCACCGCGGTAACAGTACCTGCGGTTGTGTCTTTCTCCCACCATTTCTTATCCATATAGTTCCCGGTAGGTACTTGTGCGGTAAAGGTGGTGCGCAACGAGCCGCGAGGGTTGTTGCTATCGGTAAGGGTCAGCTTACCAAGCGACTTCATTTGGCCGATTTGGTAGTTAAGCGTATTCTTGTGGGCGGCAGGAATAACACTTACGGTGTCAAACAGCGCCTTAGCAAGATACTCGCTTACGGCTGTGGTTTCGTTGGTATTGTTGAAGTTGGCTACGGAACGTATTTCGTTCAGCAATATCAACTGCTTGCGGTAGTCATTCTCGCCGCGTACTACGGTGTATTTATGGCGAGGTATTGTGCCGCTTAGCTTGGTCAGTGTTGTCGAGTTGCCGGCAGGCAAGGCGGGGGAGTTTAGGTCAACATAGCTGGCCATAACTTCTATTTGCGCCTCGGCTTCAAGCATTTCGTATGTAAAATCAATCTGTTGGGGCGCCCACTCGAAACCCTCGAAGTTTTCGTCTTGGTTCTCAACTGCACTCAAAACCTGCTTATAGTATGCATCAAAGCTGGTATTGCTTGTAATTGAGTTGGACGCCATCAATGTGTCAAGTCCGCTAAATCTTTTCATCGCTTAGCCCTCCTTTACAAATAATATGCGGCCTGCCAACGCAGCTTTCTGCTTAGCGGTATAAGTAAGCGTTGAAAGACTTTCATTGATTTGGCCACGGGTTACTACTGTTAGCGAACACCCGTCTGCACCTACATAGGCATCTTCGAGTGTCAGTCCGAGCGGAGTATCTCCGCCCGTTGTGGTTGTGCCGCCTATTTTGTCAATAGACACGGCTGTTCCGGCAGGTATCAGCTTGCCAACGGTATTGGTTGTGTCAACAGGCACAAACGCACCGCAGGGCATTATCTCGTCAACTCGCGCCCAAAGGGACACTGCGCCAACGCTATAGTCCTCGCTGCCGTGTGTAAAAGAATTTCCGTAATGGGTTTTCATTTTCTTTTTCCCGGATTAAAGGTTAGTTCTGTTTCTTACTCTCTGTGTCGTGCAGCTTTACACCCTGTTTTTCGAGCATTGCGATTTGGTCGGAAAAATCAACCTTAGCGGTTTCACCTGCGGCATCTCCCTTAATGGGTTTGGTAACATCTATACCGCGGTCGGACACCTCATCGGTGAATTTCTCTCGAATTTTGGCTTCCAGTTCATCCGCCGTCCATTTCTTCCCGTAAGCGTCATAAAGCTCCATCGCTACCGCTTGGGCGCGTTTACGCTCCTTGGGATATGCTTTGGCGTAATCCCAAGCATCTATTTTGGCTATGGCTGTCGCAACCGCGCCTTTCTGCGCCTCGGCGCTTTCAAAGGCCGTCAGCTTCGCTTGTAGCGGCTCTACGGCTTTGGCTACCGCGTTAGCAACCAACTCGACCAAGTCTGCGGCTTTGTTTGTCGCTTCGGTTTTTTTATCGCTTGTCTCGTTGGCAGGATTTGCACTGCCGTCTTTGAGTTTGGCTTCTAATGCTGCTTTGTCGGCCTCTAAGCCCTTGATTTTGTCGCTTAGTGTCGTGCGCACCTTGTCGGCCATACTCTGATACATCTGAAGCATTGATTTAGCGTTATTTACAAACGGCGCAATCTGTGCTTCATCTGTAATGAACGTTTCTGCGGCTTGGGCAACCCGTTCAAACACCTCATCGCTTAGCCCCAAGTTCTTGTACCCTTGTTGCAACGAAGCCTTGATTTTATCTTTCATATCTATCATTTAGAATTATTATAACCTGTGGCGGTGGCAGGATTCGAACCTGCGACCTACGGGGAATGAACCCGCCGAGCTACCGCTGCTCCACACCACTATCCTAAAAAAACATAGAGCCGTAAGTTTTTTACGCTTACGGCTCTATGGCTCTCATTCACCAACTATTTAACAACTGAACTCTTTATCAATGTCCACAATTTTCTTTATCTGTCCGTCTCTGACCTCTACGCCTATCGGTTTGCGGCACTTTCTGCACCACAATTCAAGATTGCCATTGTCTACGGCCAGTTTTGCGAGTATCGCACCTCTGTGGCCTCGCTCCTCGCAAAAAGGACATCTTAAAACAACCGTTTTCACGCCGCAAATATAATACACTTAATTGATTACTGCAAATATTTTAAGCAAAACTTTAATTTTTTTCTTAACTTTGCACAAAACATCACGACAATGTCTTTTAAGCTCGTTAATCCGAACATTGACTTTCCTCCGCTTTACCCCGAGGCGGAGCGCGTTCTTGCCACCTCTAAAAGCAAGAGCCGCACTGTCGTTGATGGTTATGAGTTGCGCCCCAACCAAATAGACCTCATTCCGCAGCCGGGCTTGCAGGAGCAACTATGCCAAAGCGAAGCTAACCTCGTCTTTATCTGCGGCCAAGCCACGTCAGGCAAGACTTTTGCAATGTATCTCAATGCCTTACAGGGAGTTACACATTACGGATTTGCAGCTAAATTGATTTCTGTTCGCTTGCAGGATAGTAAGAAGGGTGGCTCAATGTTCCGCGATGGCGTAACGGTTTGCGGTAATTTTGCCAATTGCGAGTATAATTCGGCAGACTACCCGACTTTTATTTGGCCGCAATGGAATAGTTCCTTGCAACTTATTCACTCTAATTTCAACGTGAACAATCCTGCGGAGTGGGAACAATTCCAAGATTACGCGAAAAAAGTCCAAGCATCGCTTATTATGGTGGACGAGGCTACGGAAATGAAGGAATTTAAGATGTTCGCCTATTGGTTTAGCCGTAATCGTGATAGCTCGGGAATGACGCCGCAAATGGTCTTGTCTTTCAATCCCTCTCACGACCACTGGACTACGCGAATGCTGTGTGATGCTGGTTATATCGGCTCTGATTGGTATTTGCGTAAGGATATGATTGGCAAAGTGCGATATTGGTACAATAAGGGCAAAACCCCCGCCGAGATCATTTGGGGCGACACCCCCGAAGAAGTTGCGGACGCCGCAGGACTTATAGATAAGCCTGATGATTTGGCGGCAGGCATTTCTCGCTTGGATTATGTGAAATCGTTTACGGTGTTGACCGGTACTGCCGCAGGCAACCGCGAATTGGTAAATGCTACGGGCGGACAGTCTGTCGCCAATCTACACGCAACTGGCGCTGAACAACGCCAAATTGTAGGCGAAGGATATTTCGGTGTTGTAAACGCCGAGGAAATCAACGTGTCGCGCGAGATGATTAATAATCTATGGGTAAATCCGATAAGCGATGACGCCAATATGTACGCGACTATGGATATATCTTCGGGCAAAGCTGATAACGACAAGTCGCCTATGGTGATATGGCGCGGACTCCAAATTGTCGGCATCGAATTGTTTTCGGGCGAGCCTACGGAGATGGCAGGATGGATTAAGACCAAACTTAACGCTTACAGCGTTGACGTTACGCGCTTCGCTTACGATGCTACGGGACACGGATATTGGATGCAGGGACTTACAAACGGCGTTGCTGTAACGGCAAACAAACGTGCCATCCAAGAAATTGACGAGTTTGGCAACCCCGTAACTCGCGATGATTATTTCAATTGCCGCTCTCAATTACTGGGACGCACGGAGGTTATGCTTAAACGCGGTGATATTTCCTGCTCGCTGTCGCCCGATATGCGCATCCCTTACGCTAAGGGCGGCGCAACGCGTGCCTTGCGCGACATCCTCTATGACGAAATAAACGTGTTCGCAACGACAACGCGAAACAAACGAATATACTACCGCTCTAAGGACGAATATCGAGCAAAGTTCAGGCATTCGCCCGACCTAATGGACGCTATATGCTTACGCGCGGTTTTCGAGCTTGACGCCCGACCCAAGAAAGCGCCTCGCCCTATGGCCTCGCCAAATGTGTACACTAATCTGTATTCGGCTTTCGCCCAAACGGCTAAACGAGGTTGGAATAAGACGTTTTTTAGATAACCTTAATACCCTTGATAATGATAAATATTTCAGAGCACCTTAAAAAGGATTTTTGGCAGCGCCGCTGGGTTTGCGACCGCACGGCGCCAATCCCTACAAATCCCGAGTTTTACGCGCAGCCGATACGGCTTCCATCAGTAAATGTGCGCTACCTTACGCAAGATGATTTTGCAAACGAAATCAACGTGTCGGCACATGCCATCAATTCGCTGTATCAGTCGGCTCGGCCTATCCGCGAAGCTGTTTCTAAACTTGACGAGCAGGGCAACCCCGTCCTTGATAAGGATGGCAACCCTATGCAGGAGTGGCGCATTGTGGGCTATGATGACCTCGAAACTACGCGGTACGGCCTACAATACCGCTTTGCCTTATGTAAAACCGCCCATTTCGCAGGCAACGGCTGGGGCATCTATAACGAGCAAACGGATAAGTCTGAAGCCGCGCATCACCGCTATGATACACTATGCTCGTGGCGCGACATCGCGGGACTGGATATGGCCTTTAAGGAGGTAGTGAAATCTTGCTTTACTACGGGCGATGGCGCTATTTATCTGTATCAAGACGGCAATAGCATCTCTTACGAGGTATTCTCGTTTAATAAGGGTGATATTTTATTCTCTGATTATGACGAAAACCACTTCCCGGTGGTTTACCGACTTTACACGCTTAAAGGCCAACGCGCGGTGGACATCTTCGGCGCCGAATACATCGAAACTTGGGTGCAAGCGGATGTATCGGATAAAGGTAAATCAATGACCAATAAGTGGTTCGCCCAAATACGCGGATGGTTTAAGTCTCACGATTTCGCCCTAAGTGAGGACGGATGGACGCGCATAAGCCAACGAGCAACTCAAACAGGCAATATCGTCAACGCCTGTGTATATTTCCGCATTGACGACATCCCCAGCGGCATTGTGCAGGAGGACATTGAGGCGCTGGAACGCTCTGCAAGTTATGTGGCCGAGGGCGTCAAGGCCGCTGCTTTCGATACGCTGTTTATCAAGGCTACAAACATCCAAAACCTCCCCGAGGTCGGCTCTTTCGGCAGCGTTATCGGCGTTACGGGTGATGTTGACGAGCTTAAAGCCTCTGACGCTAAACGACTTCCTCCAAGCAATATCTCGGATGTTGCAACCATAGACCTTAAAGAAAAGAAAGAAAGTATCTTACATTCGTCAATGTCTGTCATTCTTGACCCTGACGTGCTACGCAGCGGTGCGGACTCGTCAAGCGCTATGCGATTGTGTTTTAATGACGAGGTTAAATGGTGCATGGCTATGCAGCCGCAATTCTATAAGCAGCTTCAACAGCTCACAAACGCGCTCAAAGCCATCGTTGCAAAGGTGGAGAAAGACTCGGAGTACGCTTCGCTGCGCGTGTCGGTAGGTATGAACATTTGGACTCCCAACAACGTAAGCGAGGCCGTGGAAAACGCTACGAAGTTAGTTTACGCCGGCATCCTTTCGCGCGAAAACGCCCGACACGAACTTGATATTAATTATCCCGATGATATTAATATCGTTTACGGCGAAACGGAGAAAGAACTCTATCAGAAAACCTATACTCCGCTTAAAGCGAAACACGATGCTCAACAAGATTTCGGCCTTACGGATGTTGCTGACGATATTGTTATCGGTAGCAGCGAACCCGAAGTCGAAACCTCTAACGACAAACGAGCGGAATCCACAAGGTCGCAATACGACCATAACGCATACGCGGCTAACGTTGATAATAACGCAAACCGCAAACCCATAAACGATTAATTCAGTTTTTATTGTTCGAGGTTTTTGGAATAAGTCTTTTTTTGTTGTAGAAGTGAAGCCGCCCGGCCGTGAGGTTAGACGGCTTTTTTTATGCGCAAAATATGCGCAAAAAAAGTGGGCTACGCCTCACGCGCGACCCACTCCCCAACATAAAAAAATAACACAAATGAATCAATGACACTGGTTATATGTCAGCCTTTATCTTTCTTTCCTACTGTACCATATATGTGTCGTGCTTTAACAATATCAATGCGCTCTGTTTTGGCGTCTTTTATGACATAGTAAACACCAAACAAACCGCGCCGCACGTTTTTTATATAGCCGTGGCAGTACATACGGCTGCGACAAACTATTATGCCGCGCCAACGTACGCGCAAACCTACGGAATACTCTACTTTATCGCCTATTTTATTCATTTCCATTAGTCTTTGTTATATTCCCTTTTTTTACATTTTCGTCTATGAATTTTTTGTATGCACACTCCGAACACCGCACGGGCAAATAACGCCTCGGCGCTTCTACCTTGATTTCATCCTCTTTCAGATAGCCAACTTTTTTCAACAAATCGGCTTGGTCTTTTAGCACCTCGGCATCCGTGTTGGTATTGGTTTCTACACTTGTGGCTACATCGTTTGCGAATTTCTTCATAATGCGCTCTTTGCGCGTACCGCTAACCTCTATGCCGCTCGGTACGTCTTTGCCGCGTTTCAGCAGCTTGCGCAGCGTCCGTTTATAGGCGTCTATATAGTCTCTGTGTTTCTTATACGCAAAGAATTGCCTACATGCCTCTTTCCCTGCTTGATTGAGGTTGCCGTCCAGCCCGAGATACATCGGGAAAAACCGCTTAAATGCGGCTTCATAGGTGGTTTCAAACGCAACATAGTAATTCATACAGTCGCGGTCGTCAACAGGGACATCGCGCCACAAATCATCCCCCTCGGGCTTAATGGGTAGGAAGTTGTTCATTTTTCGTTGCTTTCTTTGGGAAAGACATAGCGCACCGTCAACTCGTTGCCTATATCTTTCAATATTTCACTCCTAATGCCGTAACCGCGTGTTACATCCTTTATTGTAGCCATAAGCGTTTCTCGCACATTTTCAACGTGTCCGACACATTCGAGGTCTGCAACGTCCATAATATCGCATAAAACACCACACCTAAACGCCACAAGCACAACATCCTCGGATACTTCACTCTCACCCTGTATGACAATGCCTCGCCCGTATTTATGTATGCGCGGACGATTACTGCCGTTTATCCAAACCTCGGAGTCCTTGACTTCCACCAAGTCGCCGTATCTTAATTTTCTTCTATCTGACATTCTTTTCTATCTCTTTAACTTCGATTACCAAGACTTTGTCGCGGTCAAAACCGTTACGACCCAAGCCCTCGACTATACACTCCGTCTCCCATTTGCGACATAGCGCGTTATAGTTCACATCGGATCCGTAAATAGCCTTGCACATAAACGAGAATGCCGATGACGCTATCGGTATCTCACACTTCTGCACAAGCGTGTATTTGCCGTGCCGCCAGCCGTCCCAAAATTCCACAAGCGTGCCACTTCGCGCTTTCCGCAAACGGCTGTTGCAATACAAACCCACGGGCAACATCGCAAACGGACGCCCTTCGCTCGGCAAGGTATGCCTAATCCTTATCTTTTCAGTCCTCGCAACCGACATTCTCTATCCCATTTTGTGAGATTGTACGATTGCAAGGCCAAACCAACCGCACAGATAAAGCTCTCATATTGATTGGGCTTCAAACAATGCCTGCGCCGCTCGTTGAACAACGCGACTTTCTCATCGCTTATCACGCCGTCCGCATCGCGCCAGTCATCGGCATTGCCTAACAGATATTTCATATCTCGCCGCCGCAAATCAAAGCACATCAATTGTATTGTGTCCACATATTCCTGCGGCTTGATATTCTTGATGCCCTTGCGTGTCCACCACGCACGAGAACGCTCGCAAAAGGCATTGAAATCACAATCAGCGGGCGCTTCTATGTAGTCTTTTATGCCTTTGTTGTAAAAACATTGAGCAACAGGCAAAAAACAACTCAAAAAATTGGCCTTGAAACGCCGCATAGACGAGAAAAAGGTCTGCATTACGCCGTATTGCCGCTGTAAACGCGAACGCACATGCAAACGCAATTGCCATTCCAATTCTTCAACATCATAGCCGTCCGTAACAAACCCGTACATGCCCGGCTCTATGTGGTTTTTTAGGAACAAACGGCACAAGCCCTCATCTTCGACATCTCGCGCATCGGAAACCCCGAGTTTATATACGTAGTCCAGCAGCGAAATCATGCTGCGCACGGACTGACGGTTTACAAATCCTCGGTTTAGCGGATTAATCGCACCCTGTCCCTTCCACGTTATCATCTTCGCGCCCTCGCCGTCCATTGTCGCTTTCGGTTTTATCCGTTAGTATATCATCCTCACGCAGTATCTCTTTCATTTCTTGACGAGATTGCTTTTGCGCTCGCCGCGCACTGCGTCTCCCTTTGGCTATCGCCTCACCGCGCTTCACCGCTTCCTCCATTAACGCTTGCGACCCCGCTTCTTCTGCCTCTGTAACGCTTTCCGCGGCCTTTTCAGCGCGTTTCATTGTGCGCTTAAAGTATTTGCCCAAGGCACGCTGCAAATCGGCTGCAAAGCCCTTATCCTGCGTTACGCAACTTAGCGTCTGATACATCAACGTGACGAAACCCTCAATGTAATCTGTGCGCTCTTGCCCTGCGGCGGCAAGCAAGTACGCGTAAGCAGGTAGACGAGCGTCTATGGTCATTGTAAAGATACCGTCATAACCACGTATCTCCACTCGCGACCCCGTGAGGTCGCCCTCGCTATAATATATCTTCACTCCTATCGCATCGCCGCCGAAATTATACTCAAACAGCGGTTTCTCATCGTTTTTCCATTTTTTGTAAGTCTTGCGCATCTTCTTTAAGCTAATCCCCATTATTTCTCTCTTTTTAAGTTTAACATTAAGTATATTTGTTTAAGTTCACGTTTTGCAAACGATTTATATTTCCAATATCATTTGTCCGCCTTGTTGCCTTTGCTCGCACTGCCCCCTCGGCATCCACAGCTTTTCGACACGCTTACATCCATTGTTCGTGGAACTCTTGGAGCTTACCACATTCCACTCCGCCACACATACAAAGCGCTCTTCGGGCATCGTGTACTCGCTTATATATAGCGGCTGCGTCTGCGCCTCGCACCAGTCGTAAAAAGCCGCATGGTCAAAGGCCGTGTCGTAATCCTTGCTCGTCTTTGTTGAAGTCGCATACGGCGGGTCGGCGTAAATTACGCTCCCCTCCGCTATCTCCAAATCCCGATAATCCCCCTTGCTCATTGTAAACAGCCTTTCCAGACTTTCCAGCCTTTCCAGCCTTTCCAGACTTTCCAGACTTTGCAGCCTTTCCATATTGCCTAAGCTCTTAGCCGTCTTACTCCCGATTAGCGGTACAAGCAGCCGCACAACCTCCTTGTAGGCCACACGGCGCTCGCGCACGCTGTCAGCCGTCAGCATCTTATGCACAGCTCGCTTGTACGGCTCTGTCTCGCGCGAGTATAGGTAATCCCGCCCGTTATTGCCGAAGCTCCAACACGCACGCACATACGGGTCGCTGTCTTTCAGCGCAAAGAAATCCTCACGGCTTATCCATCGCCGCTCATCGCGGTACTTGCCCGCAACAGCGTCCACAAACAACCTCGGCATATCGCTTATGTCGTTGATGTGGATATGCTCGTACTTGCCGCTTAACGCCGCACAATGCGCCAGTGCGCAGCCGCCGCAGAATACATCATACAAATGCTCCGCCTTAGGCAACAGCGCCACTATACGCTCGGCCAGCTTATTCTTACTCCCCATATAGGGCATCCCGTATCTCATAATTCGGTATCTAAGATTAAAGCCTTACTCATTCTCTTTCTTCCCCAACAAAAACTGCATTCCGCCACGCGAACGCCGCTGCGCAACACCGAGATTTTTAAGCAACCCCGAAATCTCTCGCGCCGCAAGTTTTTCCTCCCCCGTTTCTTCGCAATAACGACCGTAATCGCCGTAAACCTCTTTAAGCGGCACCCAACTACCTGTTTCTTCCGAGATTGCCGTAGTCCAGCCGCAATCACGCCACCAACGGCGCTGTGGGTTGCTGTCATCGCGCATGGCTTCCATGGCCTCGCGCACTTCCTCGCCCAATTCAATGTTGCCGCCGTTATTCATCACTTTCTTATACCCGGCATATATCCAATTGAATATGGCTTGCCGAGACTCGGTTTCCGTCAGTTTCTTGGTTAAAAACGGATCTTTATCTTCCTCCGTCCATTGCCTCCGCGTAGTATACACGGGCAGTTGCCGCCTATGATACCCGTGGCTGTCATCGGCACTCTCGGGCAAGGCGTTTGTACAGCATAACAGCGGCGGCGCCGCCACTTGTATCGGGTCGCCGTAGTTCCTGCGCCCCTGAAACATCTCCCCGCTTACAAACCGCTTGAAGTCCCCGCCGCTTATGTCTTTCTCATTCAAATCACCCACCAAATTGGCTATTTTGCCGCGCAAAGCCGCTATATTGACCCTCGCATCGCTATCCTTAAACAACTGCCGAGGAGTAAACCGCGAGAAATAACGCGCCCCGAAAACACCCTCAATAGCCCCGGCCAAAACACTCTTGCCGTTTGACCCCGGGCCTACAAGATAGCATACATACTCAATACGCACCTCATTGCGGTTTATCAACAACGAGCCGCAAAACAACTGAAAAGCATCCCGAAAATCCTTGTCGGGTATTATCTCTTTGAGCTTCCTGTCCCATAGCAACGATACAGCCCTCGCATTATAATCCATATCAATCACTATGTCGCTTACATAACGCCGAGAGAACTCTTTCAATTTGCCGTCTTTGGTATCAAACACCCCGTTTGCAAATATCAAATAACGCCTATCGGGCTTATACGCAAATTCACTCATCGAGGACACAGACTCAACACAAATACGAGCAACATCCTTAGGCGCATAGCAACAATATACAGGCCGCACTTTCAGCATCGTCATCGCACGCCGAAATACCTCCGAGAAAAACGGAATTGCACTACCCACATCCTCGAAATAGCGCCCGTTATATACATACGCCTGCCCCGAGTCCCCGAAATATACAAGCGGCTGTTTGGCATCACGCATAACACATCCGAAAGCATCCGCCATCCGCGCTACCTTTGCCTTGTTTACAAAGCTATCCTTGCCCCCGAAATAAGGACAAATAACTTCCTTTAATTCCCCCGCAAAATGCGAGGCCACATACTCGTATACAACCGAACTTACCATATTATCCCCATTTAGACGTAATCTTTAAGACAATCTCATCATCTTCATTCAAACTTAAACCAAAATCAAACCGCTTGGAGGAATAAACTTCTCCGTCAATCTCTATGGCTATATCGTTCAGTAGACGTTCATTTAGCCTACTCTGCAAACTTAATATCAAATCATTATACGTTTTCATTGCCATTCAATTTTAGTTCCTGTAAATTTAGTACTAATATCATCACCCAATTCAAACACTTCAATATAACAATATAACTTTGCCCCTACTTATCATCCGTGGAGTAGTCATAAACCCCGGCTTACAACCCTCCCCCCTCATTTAAAAAACCAAAAAAACCAAACCGCAAATCAAGCCCAAAACCCAATCCGCTTCAACAAAATTACAAGCATCTATCCAATTTCTCAAACAATTTCCAATTCTTATTTATATTTATAATATTATAATATTATTATATACTATACTAACTATGTATATAGTTAGGATAGTTTCTCGCCTTTCCTTAAAAAATTTTTTTTAAGGCGAGGACTTTCCCCGAAAAATTCTACACACCTACATATTCATACCATAAGTGATTATAAACTACTTGGTTAGATGTGTGTAGTTCGGTGTGTAGATTACCCCAAATTACCCCTTTTTATGTACATAAACCTCCCTTTTCACACCAAATTTACCCGATTTTTTGCTCCAAAATCACCCCCCCCTTACCACTAAATCCTCCCCCTCCCCATCTTATTATCGCTTACCCGATTTATCCCCACAAACCAAAACATCCCTCCCCTTCATTACCTTTCTTATCTTATCTCTCCCACTCCCCCATTTACCCCCTTGCGTAATTATTACACATAATTATCCCCATTTAACCAATTTTATGAAGCTAAAACCGTCTTAACTGATTGTAAGTCAACTGGTTACGCCAGAATTTTTGAAAAAAAATTTTGATGGGACGCACCCCAACCCCAAAAAAATCGTTTTTTTTAGCCCCCCGCACCCCTACTTTTTTTATAAGTATCTGAAAATCAATCTATTTGCCTGTGTGTGGCGTCCGCAACCTCCGTCCGAATTTTGCGTGTAAGTGCCTGAAAATCAAGCAGTTAGCTATTTTAGGGTGTTAAGTGCTTGATTATCAATGTGTTGCGCATTCTCTCACAATCTTCATTACAGCTTATTCATTTGACTAATAGCGTTTTATGTGTTTGTGGTTTAGAAGCCTCTAAATATTTTGGAGGTTGAGTAAATTGAGTAAATCAGGAGTGTGCTGTATTAGCTGTTTGCTGTTTGCGGTTTGCGGTTTGTGGTGATTATATAAATTCAGGAGGTGGATATTTCGGCTTGGTTTTATTTTACGTAAGATACACGCAAAAGTTATCCTATCAGGGTGCTGTTTGTTTATTAGTTAAATATTGTGAAATTGACCGAAAATAATTGCGTAAACATTTGGAGGTTAGAGAAAAAGTTGCGACCTTTGTATGTAGAAAAAGGAACGGAATTGACCGTTCAATCAGAACAAAAACTAACTAAATCAAAAATCAAATGAGAAAGATCGAACAGGAAATGTATGCAGCCTTTTGTGGTGGCTACAACTGGCACAAATCAAACACACGCGTGAAAGTCAAATATTATAGCAACGGAACAAAATCCGTCTGTGTGTTTCTTTTCGGCAACCTAATCGCCGAAAAGATAATAAACAACGCGAAAGGCATATACTCAAAAAGGTTTTTTACTAGCGGCTTTGACACGGCTACAACGTGCAGTCGTCTCAAAGCGCTTGGCGCGGGCGTAAGCCGAAAAGGTGGTATAATCCACTTTGTCGACACCGGTGAGGCCGTACAAACCTATTACACGCCGCTTATCTAAGCAAAAAAAACAGCGCCGCGGCGCTATCTATCACAGACAGCGCCGCGGCTAAAACTAAATCAAAAATCTAACCGCAAAGGTACGATAATTCGCCCTTTGCACAAAATCAAAAATCTACTATGTACACTATCGCAATAGACGCGCTTGGCTATGAATTCGATGGCGCGTTTTATAAAAATCTCACACCAGACACTATCATTTTCGTCTCCTATAATTACAATAACGTTGAGGATGCGAAAAAAAATCTAAACAGAATCGATCCAAACGATTTCAGGAAAATAAGCGGAAAGGACGTTTATACTCTAACACTCTCGCTATTAGATAGCGAGACGAATGAAATAGAACGCCGCCAAATATATTTTGGCAATGAAGCCGAGTGGTGTGGATATGCAGTGCCCTTTGAGGACGGCGGGTATATTGAGGACTGAAATACCACTTCTTTAGCCCCGGCCCGGCGGCATTTTGGCGCGTTCAACTCGCGCCCGGGGTACTTCAAATAAATAACTAACTAACAACTAACTAACTAAATCCTACAAACATGCAGATAAAAGAAAGCACAACTATCCGTCGTTGCTATATCAACGGCAAAAAAGCCGCAGTCTTAAAAACCGAGGACATCGGTATGGCGTTTTTACTAACTAATATCGCGGCTTTTGACAATAGCCGCGACTCACTCCGATCGTGTGGTTATAACCTACACAGCTTCGCTGCAGCCACAGCGATAGACGGAAGTGCCGAAATCGCGGCCGAAATTGCCCGTGTTTTTGGCGGCTCCCCCCAAGTTATTTGGGAAAATACGCCCGAATATAATGCGATTATCCAAAATCGCCCTACTCGCAATAGGGCAAAAAAGCCTACAAGCACGCCTACAAGCACGCCTACAAGCACGCCTACAAGCACGCCTACAAGCCCTAATGATATATTAGGCGCATTCGTGGGCGCGATTAGCGCGGCAAACGGGCAAACGATACAAGCCGAGGTACAGGCCGCCGTTGGCGCGGCCGCCGAGGCATTACGCGCCGAAATTGCGGCCGCAACGCCTACAGTGGTAACGCGTTGCCTTATCAAACCGGGCGAAAAAAGCGCCGAAATTACAGGCGTCTTACCCGTCGACTTTGATAAGATTCGCGGTATGGTTGTGGCTGATATACCCGTATATATATATGGACCGGCCGGTACCGGCAAATCATACTTGGCCGGGCAACTAGCTACAGCAACCGGCCGTACCCTATACGCGTCCAACGCTCTGACAGACGAATTTTTGTTGGTTGGATCGCAAAATGCAGCAGGCGATTACATACCAAGTACCTTTTATCAAGCTTGGTCAAAAGGAGGTTTGTTTTTGCTCGACGAAATGGATGCCTCAGATCCTTATGTATTAGCAAAGCTAAATATGGCTATTGCTAACGGAGTGTGCGACTTTCCTGTCGTCGGAAACGTCACAAAAAACCCTGAATTTCGCATAATCGGCGCTGGTAATACAGCTGGAGGCCTCTCAGACGGGCAATATACCGCCCGCGAAAAAATAGATGCAGCAACGCTAAACCGATTCACGCGCGTATATTTTGGGTATGACACGCGCGTCGAGTTGGCGCTAAGCGGCAACAATAAACCGCTGTGCAAGTTTATCCAAGCCGTACGCGCTTGTATCGCCGAAAAGCGTATACCGGCGGTTGTATCGTATCGCCAAACAATAAATATGGCCAAAATGTTGGCCTGTACAGCGGTTAATGCCGACGGGATCGAAGCGCCCGTATTTTCGGCGGCTGATGCTGTAAGATACGCTATAACCAACGGACTAGCGGGTGACGATATAAAACTACTGGCCGAGTATACTCGCAAGTTAGGCGGCGTTTACGCCGACGCACTGCAAACAATAGCGCAAACCGCGTAAATCAAACAGACATGACAACGTATCACAGCGAGGTTTTTAACAGCCTCCACGATTTTCGCACCGCCTTGCAACGCCCAGCAAACGCCGTATTTGCCGCCGCGCTACGAAACAGCCAAATTAAGGTAAAAGACCGCCGAAATCATCTTGCAAAATTTTACGGTACTCTAACTTTTGAGGAGGCCGATCGCCTAATGATAGGGGGCTATACACCGGCTATTACTCATATAGCCGAAACTATGGCGGCGAATAGCATGGGCGAAATACAGCGCCGCCGCCGCGTTTACTCGCAAGCTGGGGGGCGCCTCGCGGTAAACCGCTACCTAAACGACTCGCCAACGCCGTTTGCACGCCGTTTGCAGCGACACACAACGGCACGAGTTATAACGGTACTTATCAATATATCTGTATCGGGCAATATCTTAGCCGCCGACATGCAGGAGGCCGCGGCGCTTATATTATCCGCGCTTTTGTCGGCCGAAAATAGCGGCACGCGGCTAAATATATACACAAGCGAGGTATCATGCAATATCACACCTCACGCCGCAAATGCAGCAAATGCCTATTATACCGCCTGTGCAATTAAAATCAAAGACGCAGGCGAGGCTCTATGCGTCGGCACTGTGGCCTATCCGTTAACTCATCCATCGATGCTTCGACGGCATTTGTTTGCATGGCTTGAGACAACTCCCGCGCCGGGTATGCCTGTAGCCTTTGCAAAAGGCTATGGCTATCCGCAAACTAAGGCGGATATTATCCGAGACGCGTATCAAAATAAATTTAATTCAGGCGTGGCCGTAATAAATCTTTATGATTGCCTATACAGAGACGCCAACGGAGTAACAAAGTACGTGCAGAGCTGCCTAGACGATGCGGCAACCAAAAATAGTAGATAGTCGGCTCGGCGACTCAAAATAGGCCGTTTTAACGCCCTTTCGGGCGCGGCGGGATAATTTCCACAAACCCCGGCAAAGCGGCTAAAAAACGGCCTTATAAAACACTACAAACATATATAATACACAACTCACATGCTATACTCCTACACTTACACTGTCGACAAGATCGCAAACGGCTATCAATACAATATCGGTGGCTTGGACGCCAAAAACTTAGAGACTCCGTTACTAAAAATAACCTACAAGCAACCGATACAGATATACGACAGACACAAAAAAGGATGCCTAACCTTAGAGTGGACAGCGATCCTCAATGCGTATGAAATGCTCGTCGTCAAAAATTATGACGCAATGACCTCCATACTCGCCACCTACACAAATGGACTAGTCGCGTTAGAGTGGCAGACTTACGCCGAAAGGTATGAGGAGGCAAAAAAAATATTCGCCACAACTCACTAATCACTAAAACAAACAACAATGACAAACAAAATAACAGATAATGCGGCTATGGCAGCCGCTATCGAATTACTATCCGAAACAAAACGCCGTTTTTTGGCATGCGAAAAATAATCCCCACGCCCGTCAGTGTTTAACAAATTTTAACACTGACGGGCAACAAACCGAAGCTCATACGGCTGTATCTTTGTGGGCACAACCATAAACATAATCACGAACATAATCACGAAAATGAAAAATCTAATTTATACCACATATACGCCCGATACAAAGGGTACCTTTGTAAACATTTACAAAGGTACTAAGTATATAACCGTACGCCTCTCAAGCGTATGGCAGGGCGTCCACCCTATTATACTTACATATGCCGTCGAAGACGCGCAACGCGTACTGGCCGACATAGAGGCTCGCGAGTACTCATATCGCGCATTTGCAATGGAGTGCCACTACATTAACGATGGAGACTATATGTTGACCATACGGTCATACGGTATAATACGGCCACTCCGCATAAAACGAGAGAGAGCCGTCCGATAAACTAATCCGACAACAAAATACAAATACAAAAAAACAATGAGCACCGAAATAAAAGTCTACTGGTCAAACAATCAGCTGTGGCATATAATCGACAACGCGGATGGCACAATATCCGCGTACTACAACGCGAATTGCAAACCTTGCAACCGCGTACCTTACACAAACGTTGCAGCCGCGGTTAAATCCGCTGGCGGCCTTGACGCGTTTAGGGCGCGTCTAATCACGCCCGAGGAGGCGGAGGCACGATTAACCGCCCTTGCCGCCGAAAAGGCCGAGAGAGCCGCCGAAAAGGCCGTGGAGACGGCAAAGGCGGAAGCGGCAGCAACCGAAGCACGTTTGCGACTGGCCGAGGCCGAAAAGGCCGGGGCAATAATCCCGACACAAGCCAATATCCGCGATCTCCTTTTATGTGTGCGAAATAACACCGCATGGCCGTTACCCAAATTCGCGGTAGGCTACTCCGTAAACCGCTATGATTGTGGCAGCGGTAAGATAGCCGCAACAGCCGAATTCGACAAGCCCGTTTGTATAAACGGGCATTTGACAACGCGCGTATGCCTCGGCGCACCGCGCGGGCATCTTGATAAATATACGCGGATATGAACAAGGCAGAGAAACGGGCATTAGTACTAACAAGCTCGTGTCTGCTCGGATGGATGCTGTTCCTATGGTCAGGGCTACACGGCTATTTGCCCGGCTGTATACAATCAGCTTTCGACTGGGTATTACACAAAACGATATTATTTATCGGCATCATATTGTTGCCCGGAATTATCATACAAGCGCTTTACTCAAAATAGACTATAAATAAACTAATAAACTATTAAATAAACTATGGCGGAATATATATATCTACGCGTATCAACGCGTAATCAAGACTACGCACAGCAACTTGAGGACATCAAGCGCTACGGTGTTAACCCCAACGAAGTAAATGGCATCGTGGAGGAGCACGAAAGCGGTGGCACATCCTACGAGGACAGGAAACTTCGCGGTTTGCTTAGCAAATGTAAGCCGGGCGACACAATCTATGTAGGCGACACAAGCCGAATAGGCCGTTCCCAACTGGATATGATACGGCTTATGGTCAACGCCAAAGAGGCGGGCATCGGCATTGTTGCCTGTAAAAACGGCCTACGGCTTGACGCCGACGACATCGGCAGCCGTATAACTTTATCTATCCTTGCAATACTGGATGAGGATGAACGCATGCGCATCAAGCACCGTGCGAAAAACACGGTAGAGGCGCACCGCGCCGAAATTGCGGCAAAAGGCTACCGCATTACAAAGGCGGGCAACATACAAAATCATATTGGCAACGCGAAAGGCGTTGATATGACGCCCGCGATAAAACAAAGTATTGTGGCAAAGCAAGAGAGTGCACAACGGTGGCGAGAGGAGTCTTCGGCATACCGCTGGACGCTGGCGAAAAAGGCCGAAGGCAATACAGCCGCTCAGGCCTATGCCGAATTAGAGCGACTTATGGACATTGCGCCCGAAACCTTTTGCAAACGCTCGGGAGGCCGAATAAGTCGGTCAACTTTTTACGACTGGTGGCGCGAAAAAAACGTCTTGAAAGTATGACCTAAACCTAAACCACAACCAAGCCCCGTTATCAACACCGGTAACGGGGCTTGGTTTTTTTCGTCCCGACAACGGCGCTACTACCTACACCTACTGGCAGTGGCAATTTTCGCTGTTGCGGCTTGTATTGCTTGCGACTATCGTTTACCATACAGCACCCAATCAAGCACCCTGCGATTAGCATTATCCACTATTTCGTTATCATAGTCGATATAAACATCTGTTATGGCTGCGCCAAATGAATGACCAAGCGCCTGACTTATAACATCCTTTGGAATGCCTATGCTGTACGCTATTGTCGCCCAAGAGTGCCGCGCCCAATATAACGTTAAATCGTCTCGTCCGGTATACTTTCTAAGAGCAACCTTTATTGCGTGGCACATAACATTGCGTGTATACCATATATCCGCGTACGTCAACAATTGACCATGCCTGTCCGATTTGTAGCGGTTTATGATTTCAAGCGCTTCCGGCTCAACCTTGATACTATACTGCTTTCGCGTTTTGGCACGCTCATATGCAATCCGCCCGTCCTCCGTTATGCCCGTCAGACCAAGCATATCAACGCCGTTTATTCCAATAAGCATAAACGACAGCTTGAATGCGTCTAATGCGGTGCGGGCGCGGGCGCTTTTTGGCGATAGCGCCAATATGGCACGTAAAGACTCAACAGACAGTGAGCGTTTGCGTGTAGGCTTATTACATTTAATTCGCGGTAAGCGGATAAACGGGTCGCGATCTATAAGCTCATTCCGAATAGCTTCATTGACAACCGCATGAATGCACTGCATATAATTGGCGATTGTCCCCGAGCTGTAATTCTGATTATGCAGCCAATTCAGATACCGAGACAACAGTGCATAATCAATCTCCTGTATAAGCATATGTTCGACCTTCGGTTCATAGCGGATTAGAGTATTAAGGCTAACCCTATAACACGCTTGTGTAGCCTTTCGCAGTCGGCCGCCCATAAAATCACGATACAGCAGCACAAACCGATACTCTTTTTCTATCTGTCGTCCAAACAGCTTTTCGGCGACACGTTCTTTGATCTCGGCAACATCCATAAACCTGCCGCCAGCCTGATAAATTTCCATTTTAAGCGCATCTAACTGCTTTACCCAATAAGCCAAGACGTTGGAGAGACGTTCAAGCCGTTTGGGCGGATTAGGCGACAACGCAAGGTCTAAATCAAGTGGAGCGAGATACATATCCGTTGCGAGTTCGGCCTTTCGGCGATTGTTGATAATGCGGATGCGGACGTTATTACAACGCCGTTCATCACACACGAGTTTCATTGTTATCATAAGTTAAGTCGTTAATTTATGTTAAGTAATATTAATAAATCCTAAATAAACGCTTGTTTTTGCTGAAACATTTGCTGAAACATTTGGTGCAAAATACGCCCAAAAGGCGATTTTTGTACCCATTCTCTCCAATACTTTATCGGAGGCATCTAATTGTATCTCTGCTAATTAACACACTTTTTGGCGCTTTTTTGATTTTTATATATTATTTTCCACCACAAAATAAACAATTGATTATAGCTTCTTGACAATCAAATATTTAAGTGAGTACATTTTATGCTGCTGAAACATTTGATGTCGTTTGTACGATTTTGTACTGCGAGAGCTTTAATTTCGTTAACACTCCAAATTTCACCCCCTTGCAAAGTTCGATTTTGCTTTATAACTTTGCGACCGAATATAAAGCAGCCGCGCTGTCGGGATAGCCTACGGTAGGGCGCGGCGAAGATAAAAACTCGGTTACTATGGGATTGTAAGATAGCCGAGACGCCAGACGAAAGACTGAGGCGCTTACATAGCGGCATTGCTACATCAGTCAAGCGAGGACGATTGCCCGTTACCTCGCCCCGGTATACGCCGACGCCGATAACCCGGACGGGAGTGTTTCCGCGGAATAGTTTGCTCGAGGTTTTGCAGCAACCGACTTTTTCTTGTCGGTTTTTTCTGCAAACCTCTCTTGGGCAGACTATACCCGAACCACCTCGACCTCCTCCCCACCGGGAATGTTTCAGCATAGAGTCTACTGATGGCTCTATGCGTGCGTATGCACGTGTGTGCGTATATGTGCGCGTAAGCGTCATCAAAACTCTAACTGAAATAATAAAACTCGAAAATTTTTGTCGCGAAAGTTCAAGTTTGACTTTGCGTTTGGAATAAACACTCGAACATACCCCTATAACGCCCATAAACCGCCCAAATTTCGCGCTAAATAGTCAAGTGGTATAAATTATCATCCGAGGTGTTCAAACGCCGTGAAAACGGCTTATTTCGCCTCGCCTTGTTTTTCGTTTTTTTTCTCGGCACGATATTGCCTCATTTGTTCGCAAATTTCCTTTTTCTTTTGCTTTTCTTCTTCGGCACGAGGCTTAAAGCGGTTGACGACTCCGGCGAAGCCTTCAATAATTTCCAATAGCCGTCCTATTTGGGCATCCTTTTCTTTGTTTTGCGCTATAAGAGCATCAATTCTTTTGGACAATAATCTTATTTGCTGATTGCTTGCCGATGTGTTATTTGTAGTCGCGTGATAAGATGCCGACCCGCTTCCACTGTTTATTGCAGAGTGCGAAATTCCTCCATTGGCGTTAATAACACCGCCATCCGTTATGTCGGGATGTTCGGTTATAAGCATATCTCCATTGCCGGTCTTCAACCACTCTATATTAAGAGACGGAAATCGTTGATGGATTTTTTCAAAAGTTTTCGGATAGCTCTTTGCGGTGATACGACTTGCAACGCCGTGTTTCATATCGCATTGTTTTTCAAACTGCAACATTGAAAGTCCGAGCGTTGCGGCAAAGTGTTCAAGGCGTTGTTTGACTGCATTCATTGTTAAATATAGTTAAATATCTGCATAAAATTTGGAAACTTGTGATTAGTGTTGTAACTTTGCCCTCGTAATCGAAACTAACAGGCAAAGCAAAGGCGGACAGCGTGAAAAACGCTATCTCAATATGTTCAAAAGCAAATTTACGCCGTTCACCCGAGCTGACCAAATTATTAACAATCATTAACCGAACTAATGAAACTTACAACAGAAGCAGTAAAAAACCTGATGCCGGGACAAACTCTGTCCGTCCGATGCGAAAGTATGGACGAACTAAATGCCGCCCAGCAGCAAGCGTACCGCGGGCGGCGTAAGTTTGGCCGCGAAGAAGATGTTCGCGTACAGCGCGATTCAAAAACGCTTACGCTTACACTTACTGCGTACTTAAAAGGTGAATGATGACGATTTACGAACCTGACATCCGCAACAACGCGCTGTTGACGGTCTTGCAGGCCGCAAGGCTGTTAGGCGTAAGCCAACAGACTGTACGCAGAGCATTAAACCGCGGACGAAAGGACGGCGGAATGGACGCAGCACAACGCTGCCGCCGAGTGAAAGTGTCCGGGGCAGAAGTCAAGCGCTTTTGGCGCGAACACTGACAGCCCCAAAGGAGAGGCAACGGCCTAACGGTTGCCACGCGGGTACTGCGATAAAGCCTGCTGATGAGCAAACAGTATGGGTAATACCCGAAAGCTCCGCCGAGGTCGGCGCTCCTTACAAACCAAATGACGGCTTATAAGTGAACCGACAATCCGGCCGCTACAATACCGAGCGGCACGACATAGGGAGAGGCGAAAGATACCGGAACAGAGCATTAGGCGTTGACTTGTCCGCCGACAGCATCCGGGGCAAATGTGCGGAGGGTAGCGCCTCCGCGATGACAAACGGCGGCATAAACAGACGTCAACGGCGAGGTACAGCCCTTGCCGCCGAGGTATTGACAAAGTATTAGAAACATCATTGGTTTCTATATATATAGCCGCAGTTCGCGTAGGCGTTTAGACCCCATCAGAACCTACTGCGGCACTAATATCCCCCGAAAGGGTGTGCGAAAGGATAGCCGCACACTGAGACATTGCAGGCTGCTTTGGCAGTTGCTATTCGGAAATTTGGGAACGCTATGCGCGGTTCAACTCCGCGCCGGGGGACAAACCAACTAATAAACAATTAACAATGAAAACATTAATTGCAGCCGCAGCGATACTTGCGTCCGTTTGCGGCTTCTTTATGGCTTTCGCCTACGGATGGACAAACCAAAATTACTGGTTTATTCTCGGAGGCTTGGTGCTTATGGTGGCGCCATGGCTTATAGCTGTGTTTATAGGCAAGTTCGAGGAATTGCGCGACATCGTATTTCCCGGCCCCAATAATAATAATGACGATGATTTGTAGACATTTCGATGTGTTCTTATAATTTTCGACTATTGCCCGTTTAGAGAAATGGGCGTGTCTCTGTCGAATAGAGATTTGTTTCTCTTTGTTATTTTTTTCCGGCATCGCCCGTGAGGATCGTGTCGGTTTTATCGGGCATGGCAGACCGCAAACGCCGTTGCGAGGTTGTCTCGCTTGTCGAACATCGGCGTTTGTTCGCGGTGCAACTCCGTAAATGCCCACATATGTTATATTTTTTTGGACAGGTTAAATGCGATAATTACACGTATGAGCAAAGGCTTGACGGTCTGCGAAGATAGTCAAGCGATTACGGAGAATTAAAGCACGGATAGACGGATGCCCGTGCAAGGCTAACGGCAACTTGACAGTATGCGACCGCAGCCTTTTTCGCTGTCTCGGGTTCGACTCCCGAGTTTTCCACTAAATTAGAGTTCATATAGGGTTTATTTTGTTGGTACGCAATGGGCGGATGTTTTTTCCATAGTTTAGTCCGCCTGCGTACCGTTTTCAAATCTTTAATTATGGGGAAGTCAACCGTTACGGAAGCCGAGCTTGCATACATTCGCAAAAATGTTGCGACTAAATCCTCGCGCGAAATGCGTATAGCGCTTGGCTTGCAACACTCTTGGCAACTTCGTTATCGTGCACGTTTGGCGGGAGTGCGGTTACCCAATCGCATACGCCGCAACGAGCATCTGCAACGCCGTTTCACCCAACAGGAAAAAGAGTGGATTGCGCTTAATTACAAGCGCGTAAGTATTAACTTTATTCGGCAATTTATGGGTATGAGCTGGCGCGTGCTTTATCGGAATTTACACGCAAACGGATATTCTAAGCAAAAAACACTGCAAACAGCAGAACGAACATACCAACCAACTAATAATCAACAACAAAATGAAAATCGAAACAAAATTCAATCCAAATCAAACAGTTTATTGGCTTGAAGAAAGCAAGCTCCGCGGACGTCGGGGCAAAGTACAATGGATAAGCGTTTATCCCGACAGTGTACATTATGCCGTTAATGTTGATGATGGCGATGGTAACGATAAAACCGTTATCAAATACGAGAACGAACTTTACGGCAGTCTCGAAGACATCTTCAACGCCGTCAAGACACTTTTTGACAGCTTGCGTGAACAGTTTTGAGTTATGATAGAGCAGACGATATACGGTTTGCCAAACGGCGAATATCACCGTGGTGAGCCGTACAACGGATACCTAAGCAGCAGCCAATTAAAAGACTATGCGAAGTCTCCGGCCTACGCCAAATGGCACAGAGAGCATCCCGATGACGAAAGCAATAATGCGGCGCTGGCCTTTGGCTCGCTGTTTCACGATTGCCTTGCAGCTCTTGCAAGTGGTCAAGGCTTGGATGCTTGGCTTAGTAGCATAGCCGTGTTCGAGCCGCCCGTAAACGACAAAACGGGACAGGCTTACGGCGCAACCACTAAGCGCTACACTGACGCCTATGCGGAATTTATCCTCGCCAATGTAGATAGACCGACCGCATCGAGCGAGGATTTGCAGCTTGTGCGCGAAATGGCTGCGTCTCTGCTTAACGACCATACCGAGACGGGTAAAGCCGTCTTGAAGATGCTTAAATGGGGTAAGCCCGAAGTAAGCCACTTCGTTGAGTATAAAGGTTGCAAATTCAAATGCCGACCCGACCTCGAAACACGCAAAAAAATTGTGGATTGGAAAACCACAAGCCTTGACACTTTTGATGAAGATAGCGTCAACCGCGTAATCTTGAAATACGGCTACCACATTAGCGCCGCAATGTATCAGTGGCTTGTTCACGAGATTACCGGCGAATGGAAGTCTTTTTACCTCGTACTGGTGAGTAAGCAAGCCCCGCATGACAGCGTAATCGTCTGTATGGACGATTGGGCATACAGGTACATTTCCGAGGCCGAGTATATAGCCTTAGGCCCCGGCGCCTACGAGTTTGCCAAACTCCGCGACCTACACATTCAATGTGTCGAAAGTGGAGAATACCCTTCCGCCGAGGTGTTTATCGAAAATAAGGACGGACTGCCGATAATGAATATCCAGCCGCCGTCCTACGTTACACGAAAGTATATAGACGAGATATGACAGAAGAAGAAACACAACAGCAAACCGCTGAAACGCCGCAAGAGCAGCCGCAAACGCAAGCCGTTGCGACCAAGAAAGATGCTTCGCCAGAGCGCACGGCGGAAGCTATTAAGCGCTTGCCCGCCGAACTACAGGGCATACGCAACCTCTTCGCCCAGCCGTGGGAGAGTTTCCGCGCCGCTTTCGCCGATGCCAAAGAGGCCGACCGCACAATGCAGCGCGAAATCACCTATGCGGCGCAAGCAATGACCGCAAATAACTACTTAATAGATTGTGCGGCCAAATATCCGCAGGACTTTGTAAACGCACTAAAAAATGTTGCACTTAGCGGCTTGTCGCTAAATCCGACACTCAAACAAGGCTACCTTGTGCCTTTCAAAGGCCGAGTAACCTTTATGCCGTCCTATATGGGGATGGTTGACTTACTTAGCAATAACGGCCATATCAAGAAGATAGAGGCGTTTCTCGTGTTCGAGGGCGATGAGTTCTCAATGACGCACGGTACAAGCGAGAGTCTTATCCACAAGCCGAATGCTTGGGGTGAGCGCTCCGAAAAGACGTTATTAGGCGGCTATTGGATTGCCGAACTTGCGGACGGCACTAAATTGTTTGACAATATGACTAAGGCGGAAATAGACCAAATTAAGATGCGGTCGCCGTCTGTTGCCGGAAAGAAGTCCTCGCCGTGGGATAGCGACTACCTCGCTATGAGTCGAAAGACAGTATTGCGGCGCGGTTTCAAGTCTCTGCCAAAGGGTGCAATCAGCGATGACCGCATAAAAGTCATTGAAGCCGTTTTTGATTATGACGAAAAGGCCGAACAAGACTGGGTTGCACGTCAGAAACAAACGAGCAAACGCACAAACGCCGATTTTGATGAGGATGGCGAAGTGCAATACGAAGAAATTAATTAGGTTGAAATCCCTGCGCAAGAGAGCGCGAAACAGATAGGCGCGACCCGAAAGGGCGTGTTAATGCTATGTGATTGGGCGTATGGTCTAATGTAAGACGACACGCGTATACAGTTAACATTTTTGTCAGATGTTTTTAGTCATAAGCTGTGTGTAGATTCGGGTTCAAGTCCCGATGCGCCTTCAGTTTTTATTTTATATTGTTATAGTTTTTTTAGTTTAGTAGCTTTATTATGAAAGAGTTAATTGCAAAAATCTCGGCGTTGTTTGTGGATTTTTCCTCCAACGCCGTAAAGGCCGAAGCCGGAAATAAATCGGCAGGCGCTCGCGCCCGCAAGGCTTCCCTCGAAATCGAAAAGACTCTGAAGGAGTTCCGCAAGACATCCGTGCATTACGGAGAGTAACACGAAGCTCAAAACGCGGTGCGATGTTCGTTTGGGATGCCGTCATAGGACAGGTTCGAGACCTGTCGCACCGCCAGCGTACTCATATAGATGACTGGTTTATTCAACATCACGCCGCGCGGTCTGCGAAGATAGCTCGGCGTTATTGGACGCCACGGCGACACCCTTTCTTTTCGACATTTCAAAGGGGTGTTTTGCGGTTCGACTCCGCTTGCGTCCGCTTAGACATTTGTATAGTTGTTAGAGAATAAGATATTTGGATTAGTTAGATTTGAGATGCCGGGTTCGTGAGAATACGGCGTCTTTTTTTTACACAACCAAGCCTAATAGTTAAAATATTATAAAAGTTTTATTATTGTTGGGTTTGTGTGAAATAAAACGATTAACTTTGAGACGTCTAAACGGCGCTTGACCTTAGTCTTTCGCTGCAAAGATATATAGCGAAAGGTTGTCGCGCCCTTCGGGGTGCGTGAATTGAAACGCGATAAGCAAAGTAGGATTTAATTATCAAATTACCTTTCGCAAGGGGCGGAATAATCTTCTGCCCCTTTTTATTTGTAAACGGCTGATGCTTTTTGCGTTGGCCGTTTTTTATTATTTTATATCATATATCAGATGAAGATACAGGTATCGAAATACTTCCTCGCGAGCATCCTGCGGCACTACGGTACATTGGCCGAGCGCTGCACCGTTCCGCGAGACGACCTTAAAGCCGTCAACGCCAAGCGGCTTGCAAACGAAGATTTACGGCGACTTAAACGTATACTACTAAGAGTTGAAAAATGATTGACATTAGAGATTTGCGCATCGGTTCACACGTTGCACATAAGCGCTATCCCGACCGCGTATGCCGCATTGAGTGTATAATGCCGTCAAGCGTTTATTTGTCCTATATAGACAGCGGCGTTAGAGTTAAGATGTTCAATGTTCCGCTAAGCGATTTAGATCCGCTGGAAATTACCGAGGAGCGGCTTAACACAGCACGAAGCATCACGGGACTGGGGTTGGAAGGGTTTCAGTTGACTGTCGATTGGTTGTCGTTGGAGTCGTTTGTTTGGATTGAATTTGGACAAGAGATTATTGCAGAATGATTTACGACAAGCAGATTATCCGAGGGCAGGCGCCAAGCAAATCCAATTCATACCGAATAATCACCCTGCATGGACACGGAAGTTTATGCAAGACCAAACAGACAAAGGCTTACGAGGAAAGTTTCTTTATGCAATGCGGTTTGCGTGGTCTGATGATAGAGCAACGCTTCAAATTAGATATTGACGTCTATTTTGCATCTGACCGCCCAGATTTGGATAATGCGTTGAAAATCACGCTTGACTGTTTACAGTCTGTCAAGGCAATAAAAAACGATAGGTACTGCGCCGAAATACACGCACGCAAGCTGATAGACAAAGAAAATCCGCGTATTGAGTTCGCAATCGAAACACTGACAGAATGAAAGACTGGAAAGGCAATGCCAAGTCGGTATTTGCGACACTCGGGGCGTCAAACCACACAACCGAGGAACGCCAGCCGCAAGACTACTACGCCACTGACCCTATTGCCGCCGAATGGTTATTGCGCATTGAGGATATAACCAAAGACAAACCAATTTGGGAATGTGCCGCAGGGGCAAGACATCTTGCTGATGTATTTCAGAAAGCAGGATACCGCGTTATAGCCACCGATATAGTCAAAAGAGCCTCGAATGTGGACATCTGTGATTTCCTTACGTTTTGGGACTTCGACCGAAAATTCAACGGCACGATAATAACCAATCCGCCATACCGCTACGCCGAGGAGTTTGTAATACAGGCGCTTACAAATACAGCGCCGGGCAACAAGGTATGTATGTTCCTGCGGCTTAATTTCTTGGAGGGCAAAAAACGCAAGGAGTTGTTTCGCTCATTTCCGCCCGTCCGCGTTTGGGTGTCGTCCTCGCGCATCCAATGCGCCAAAAACGGCGATTTCGATAAATACAAACTCAACGGCGGAAGTGCAACAGCATTCGCGTGGTTTGTGTGGGAGGTTGGCTATCAAGGACAAACAACAATAAAATGGTTTAATTGATATGACGTTCAAAGAGTTAATTGAGGTGCTTGTGCATGCTCGCAATCATTATGACGAGATTGCAGGAGATAAGGATAAATTATTTTATAGCATTGCTATATCGGAAGAACACGATAATGCGACGCTGATTTTATCAGGCTCGGCAAAGCAACTTGCTGGTGCGCTCGCGTTTCACGCGTCCAAGGATAAGGATGTTGCCGCCGCCGTGCTTATGGCTGCGGAGGCTGTAAAAAACCGCATGGCCGCTAAGCAGGCTTGCAAATATGACGCGTGACGAATTGCCCGTTTGATTGTATCAAGAATTATTCGTAACTTGCAGCACCTAAACACAATACTACACTACGAATGAAAATTACGGAAATAGATTATAGAAGCGATTTTACGCTCTGCATATCCTTAATGGATATGCTTGAAAAACCATTGGACTTAGGATCTTATGATTTTATTGGTGTAATTACAAGTGGAGCAAACGGTACGGAGTACACATTTAGTCGCACCTCGGGCGTTTGTGTTAATTGCAGTGTGCAGGATGCCGATACGCTTATCTGCAAACTGGACAACCACGGATTGCAGCCGGGTCGTCTCATACTGACCTTTACTTTGGTAAAGCCTGATACGTCTTATCCCGATGGTAATTGTAAAATGGTTGGCGAACAACGCTTAGATGTCAAGCTCGTTGACGGCAAATGCCCGATAAAGCATCAAACGATATATACGGGTATTGTCATACCTACTGTTGTTAGCGCCCCTGCACTTCCGAGGATTGAGGTTAAAGTATGGCAAGACCGCTTTGTCAAAGGCAGAGATGCCACCAACGGAGGTCGAACATATCTGCGCCTACTCAACGCACGACCATATATTAACGCAGGATATAAGCCTATTTTGCTACGCAAATGCGTGCGAAAACAATCTTATAGCAAAAAAGGAGGCGACAATAGATGGACTGTCCTGACTAAGGGCTGGCACATCCGCGGAAGCCAAGAAACATTGCAGCTGACAGCCATACAACAGCCGGGCAGTCTTGACGGTAATATCGAACACCTTGTCGCAATAACCGGAAATACCAATTTTGTGAATGGCGAAGACTACTCCATGAATGCGATTGACTTTGTCAAGCCACATTCGCCGTATTACCCGAGGGGGACAGAAGATGGTTACAAATACGTAAACGACATTGTTGTATCTTGGGGCAGCCGCACAATGCGCATATACGATGAAGATGGTAGCGAGAATGGCGACCCCGTCATTAGTTCGCCCATTCGTTTCAGGTTCGGTATTGCGTTTCAAAAGGACTCCAACTACGAAAAAACACTGCTTAATTTGCCGATGAGTGAAATCGTTTCGAATATAGCGACATTCTCGGTGTTTTTTGACCCGAGAGGCGACACCGAAAAACAAGTCGCGACCAATGCCGATTATTATTGCTTTGGTTATTAGCATAAAATTAGCATAAAAAAAGGTGGTTCGTTACACGAGCCACCTATCTTGCGGTTCGTCGCACGAGCCGTCTTTACCGTGGTTCGTTACACGAGCCACGACAATGCAAAGATAGATATAATTTTTAAGATCGCAAAAATTACATCTAAAATCACAGACAAAAAACTAAACGATAAACAAGAAAAGTCTTATGTTCAGATTTACGCTTAATGCAAAGGAGTTAGACATCCTACAGGCGCTTGATAAGATTGCAAGCGCTAAAAAGTCGTTAGCTGCACAATCTCTTTTGTTGTTAGAGGTTGCCGACAATCTCACAATACGTCTGACTGCTTTTAACGATGAAGCGCGTATGACCGCAATGCTACACCCCACAGAAGTAGAGGGTGAGGGGCGGATATGCATTGAGCCTAAAAAGCTAGGCGCACTTACACGTGCCATAGGCGACATGCCGATGACAATAACGTATGACAATAACACCAATATGGTTGGTATTACAACGCCAAACGGCAAGTATAATCTAAACGCGTATGATGCGGCGGACTATCCGCAGGCCGACAAGGTTGATGGTTTACGATACGATATTGTGGCGGAATACATCTCCCGAGGTGTCAAGGCAACGGCATTTGCCGCCGCAACGGATGCTGATTACCGTCCGCAACTACAAGGTGTTCACATCAACTTTGGCAACTCGGCGTTGACGTTTACGGCCACCGATACACGAGTATTGGCGCAATTGTCTTTTGCCGATTTCAGTAACGAGGAGACCGCCGAGGTTGTTGTCCCGACTAAATACGCGCAAATGATGGCTTCATTCTGTGATGAGGTCGGCGACAACAAAGTAACACTGACAATTTCGGGAAAAACCCTAACACTTAACACTGGGGACATTAAGATTACCTCGGTGCTTGTAGCCGGAACTTACCCCGCTGTTGAGCGAGCATTTCCGCACGGCTTAAAGAACAGGGCGGAAGTTGACGCCCAAACACTGCGCACAGCGCTTTCTCGTGTGGCTATTTTAGCCAATGAACGCGTCCCTGCCGTTAATATATCCGCGGACGCCACAGGCGAAATACGCGTTTCTACAATAGATGAAGACACGCAGCAAAATGCTTCGGAAACCATTTACGGTGCAACCGACGAGCCAATAAGTATGTATTTTGGGTATAAGGTTCTCGTAAACGCCATAAGCGTATTCACAGGGGATATAATAATGCAGGCCGTGGATGCTACACACCCTGCATTGTTTGTTCCTGCCCAAAACGAACAACATACACGATACTGTGTATTGGCTATGCCAATTATGAAATAGTAAGTACGATTCTTCTCATAGAGATTTGATTTTAATTATGATGATTGTGTCAGTCTCGTTTGTGAAAATAGGACTGACTATTTATGCCGCGGCGGCGAAGCTCTTAGTTGTCGCCTTATAGGTTCGCGATCTATCTGCGGCGCAAGTTGTTACGTAATTTTTATGCGTTACAGAGTTTATTGTATTAATTGACTGATAAGTGAGCAAGTAAGTATGATATTCGGCACGGCGGCAATGCCAAGCACTCAATCCGCGAGGACGTAAGCGCTTAAACCCGCCTACTTTGGCCGCATCGTCTAAGCAAGACGTCTCCGATTTTATGGTATTTGTCGGGGGAAATGTAGGTTCACACCCTGCTGCGGCTTCCAAATCAAACGCGAAACTATATATAGCACGCAATATTAGCCGCGGCACAACGCTGGTAGCCGTAATTGTGGCAAACACGCCCGAAGAAGCCCAACGACTTATCGTACAAAGACGTCCCGACCAAAGTTGGGTGATAATACCAGACTGGATGCTTCTAAATCCAATGAAACAAATAAACGTTAACATTAACACAAACAAACCAAGAGTTATTGCGGTAATATGAAAACAATTAGAGTGTTTGAGGCTTTCGCGGGCTATGGCTCACAGGCGCTCGCGCTTGAACGCCTCGAAGCGGCATACCCCGACAAGGTACATTTTGAGTATGTGGGCATAAGCGAAATTGGCCCTAACGCCATAAAGGCTTATCTCGCATTACACGGCTATGATACTCCAAATTTCGGGGATATTTCGGGACACCAGCAAAAACCTGTGTGAGAAAAATTCAATGAAAGGATAAATTTCGTAACTTGCGGTCTGAAAAGACCACAAGAAGATGAAAGGAAATGCATATGTGTTGCT